ACCGATTATTAATTGGTAATTAGTAGTGGTTGTATTAATTATATTTATATTTGTAGTTCCTCCTTGGACTAATAAATTACCTTTTACGAATAAATTACCATTCATAGAAGTATCGCCAAAGACAAATAATCTGCCTCCCAACGATACATCTGACCCTACTATGATACGGGAATTGAAACTCGCATCTTTGTTAACAAACAATTTATTATTTAAAGAAACATCATTATCAACAAAAAACCTACCATTCAAAGATATATCACCAGTTACAAAAAACCTACCATTCAAAGATATATCACCAGAATTAACAATAATATGGTTATTGCGCAATAATAAATTTCCTCCACTTATATCAAGAAATCCTTTCATATATGTTTGAGTATATCTGTTTGATGTCATAGACAAATCCATCCAATTGCCACTCATTTTTAATAATTTTTATATATTAGTATAATATAAGAAACTACAAAGTTTTTCTAAAGGATACGACTATTTACGTGAATAAAAAATAATTCTACACATTACACATAAATTATAATAATTACATTTCAATCGAATGCCTCATCTTCAAATAACATTTTAAACAAGCCAATACATCCACCATCGAATTATGCAAATTTTCCGGCTTTTCTCCAAATAATGCTTGGAATAATTCGACTAATTTCGGCCATTTTAATGAAGATTTCTTTATGACCCTATCTCCATCCATAATTGGAGAATTCAATAAATTACATATATTGACTCCTTTTTTCATAGTACAAAATCTATCAACATTATTTATTGTTTCGTATGTTTTATTAAATAACATATAACACTCAGGCATTTTTTCTAAAATTCTGGCTTTATTTCTTTCCATCTCTACTTCAATCATCGTTTGGTCAAAATCCATATTATGTGCGACTAAGCCTTCGCACATAATATAAGCTTCATGAAAGTTTTTAATAGCGTCTGTTATTGGCACTCCCTTCGACTTACAAATCTCATTAGTAATTCCCGTAAGATTAGAAACATATTGAGAAATAATAACCGTCTCTGGTATTTTTATATAAGAATCATACGTTTTTATAATTTTACGTTGTTCTAAATCATATATAACAAAGCTAAGTTGTATTATATATGGATAATCACTAATTGATATTCGTTGATTCTGGGATTGTTTTGGCAAAAGTCCGGTTGTTTCTACATCGAAAACTAAATAGCGAGAACGTTTTATTGGCGTTGGAACAGTTCGCATCATTTTCCTTGATTTTATTGTAAAATTAAATTGTCTAATGAATTATTTCAATTTTATTCGGCAGCTACTTTTTTACATTATCAATAGTGACCGTTTTGAGAACATTCTTTACAATTTTATTATGTTCTCGTGCTAAATCTTCGCGTATCTCACTACCTAATGCTGCTTTATATAATTCTAAACACTTTTTGTTATCCATAGAGTCAAGTTCTCTATGATTAGGATGCAAGGCGGCCCATTTCGGAAATGTTTTAAGATTTCTTTCTGCAATAGTTTCTACAACTCCTATAATTTTTTCATTTTTATCGTTATCCTTGTCCCATTTGTCGTTCTCTTTTATATAAATTGTTTCGCGCTTTATATCAGTACAGTGTATTGGGCGTTTATAAATATCTAACTGTTTCAATCCATTTATCAAAATACGTGAAATGTTCTCTACATATCCTATTTTACCTGTTTGTTCATAATCTTCAACAGTTATTACCAAATTATTTATAAAGGTTTGTAAATTAATGGCGTCTTTGCACTGTTCATTCAAAAACACATTTAAATTAAAGTTGTTCGTATTATTAATAGTGGTATTATTTGTTATGTTACCAATTACATTATTAGCGTTTTGTTCTAATAGAATTTTATGTAAATCCTTGTTTTCTTTACACATGGTGAGAACCAATTCGCATAATTCGCTATTTTTTGTTGCCAATTCCGAATTTTGTTTCAATATTTCTAAAGCCGTATTATTGTCTATAACTTCACTCGGTTTGACAGACACTATTTTTTTCTTACATGGTCTATGTGTATGTTTCCAATAACTATTATAAATTGAAAAAACCTTTTCGCAATTATCGCATCTATAACAAGAATTATTTATCAAGGCAGGGTTCTCAAAGACAACGTTTTTCACCGGAAGTTGGTTAAAATTTGCCATATGTTTTTTTGTTAAAAGATGTTTTTTATGGTCACTCTTATTGAGAGTGCTATAATTGCAACATTCACAAATATACGCCCTTTTCTTATTTTCGTCTAAAGGTTCAGAGTTTTTATTGACCGATTGAGAGTTTTGTCCATCTTCGTTGTCATTAAAAAAAATTGCGGTATCATGCTCAGAATTTATTACAGTCTCATTAATAAAATGATGTTTTTTTTGATTTTTAGATTGAAATATCTGAGAGTTTTGTCCACTTTTATCCATATACATATTCTACGAAAATTATGTATTCCAAAAAAACGAAATTGATTTTACACCGATAAACATTTGAATTGGGACACTCCTCTCTTGGAGGAGTGCCTTTCAATTGATTTATCTGTAACGGTTTCCCTTTTACATCTAGTGGGACGCTGAATAGCGTCCCATTTTAAATGTTCAAGGGTGTATAAAAAATTGAATCCCTTTTTTGCAAATAATTTATATTACCAAACTAACAAAATCATGTCGCAATCCTTAGTTAATGAGTTTACTACCGCAGATGTCGTTGCTTCAACTACATCTACCATCCCAAAATTTACAGATAGAGAAAAGGCGCGTTATGCGCGTCAAAAAGATAAGACCAAATTCAAAACTCCAGAAGAAGAGTGGACGTGGTCATCAACCCAATCTGAACCTTGCGCAAAGTGCGGGTGTAATCAGCCACTGTCATCTTATCCTGGAAATACATGCGGAAGCGACGCATTTTATTCGACTGGACTTAGACGCCGCAGATTGAATTGCCGAGCATGCTTAAAAAAAGACGATAAATCAAAGAATGACGCAGTTGCACTCGCAAAGACCTTGGGCATTTCATACAAAGCACCTGAGGGTTCAAGCTGTACCAAATGTCATCGAGAACCAAAGAAAGGAAATGGACTAGTCTTTGACCATGACCATGTGAAGGGAACGTTCAGAGGCTATCTTTGTGATTCTTGCAATCGCAGTATCGGCGTTCTTGGTGATAATCCTGCTGGTCTGGTTGAAGCCTTGAATTATATTCTTAAAACTGACCCCAAAAGAATTGTGCAACTTGCAGATGGTTCTCTTACTATTGTTGAAGAGAACGATGCTTGATAACACCACATAAGTGATATTTGTAAAAAGTATAAAAAATTGTCTGTATTTTCTTGTTTGTTTTGTTTGTTCTTGTTTTATTCATCTATAACCTAATAAATAATCCTCTTTTTTATTGTATAGTTTATATTGGGAGGTCACTCAAAATCCTATGCTTTGCTAATTTATAATATTTTTCTAAAATCTCAATACCTATAAATTTACGATTGGTATGAATACATCCAATACCCGTTGTTCCTGAACCCATAGTATTATCCAACACAATTGCTCCCTCATTCGAATATGTTTTGATTAGATATTCTATTAATTTCACCGGTTTTTGCGTTTCATGACAAGTATCATATTCGATATCAAATTCGATAAGTTCATTTGGATAATTTGTAAATTTCTGTGAATATTCGGTGTTACTAATCAACTTATTATTAGGTCCCAAATGATGAGCTTGATTCAACATCTTACCTATTCTCTTTTCGGAATTACGTTTTTTTATATCAACCGCAACTAATCCCTGTGGGTTATATGTCATATTACCCTTTTCGCGTGACGCCGCTGCCGCACCGCCCTTTGAAAACACGCAAATATCCTCTGTGCACTTCATCGGCCTATAATTTGCCAAAAGGAATTGAGTTGTCTTGTTTTTTTTCCATATCAAATTATATTTGAACCATTCATAATTGGAAGAAATCAGCATACTCGTAAATGGCTGTTGCCCAAATAGCAATATAACACCATGGGGTTTCTTTAAAATGCGTTTATAATGCTTCCATAATTCGGTCAAATCTATAATTGTATCCCATTTACATTTTGTGGTTCCATAGGGTAAATCACATAATATTAAGTCTACACTATCATCCGCTATTAATGACATCTTTTCTAAGCAGTTTCCATAATATAATCGAATATCTTCCGTTATATAGTCTTCTATTGTTTGTTTTTCTACTTCAGTATTCAACACCTTATCGGCTTCTTCTTTTGCGGTCTTTTTAGATTTTTTACCTGCAATAATAGTGGGTTCAAACGTATTTACTAGTTCTGACATGGCGTTTATTTCTTCCTTTTTTCGTGATTAATTAGTTTCAATTTTATGTTTTGCGTCTTATATTTTATATAATATTATTATACGAATAAAACCTAAAATGAATGGTTATGTAAAAATAGCGGTTGTTGCATTATGTATGATAATAATATCTATAAATAATGAAGTGAATAAACCTTATATTTCTGCCACACCCTCTGTTTCAGAATATATACACATCTATATTATACGTTATATTCACTATTTAGTTTATTTAATATCGTCTTTTTATCTATTATTTTTTAATGGTATAGGAACCACTTATGATATATATTTTTACTTAATAGTAGTTTTCTCTATAGTTTTAGGTTGGTATATTTTTGATTCCTGTTGGTTGTCATATTCAGAATTATTATTTTACAATATTAATTTAGAAAAAGTAGAAACTACATTTCATCCAACATTTCGTTCGATTTTTAAAAATTATGATGATTATTTGATGGTATTGTCTGGAATACTGTATGTTGTTAATGTGAGCATTTTATTGTATTACTTGAAACCTGCAAAAATCATATATAAAATAATATACTTTGCTTTGTTCTTATATTTATTTATCGATGGAAGTATAAAAGGTAGATTACAAACGATGCATTATTCTACAAAAAATAAACAACTATTATTTTTAAAAAATGCACATGACAATTATATCGACAAATTATATAAAGATAATATAAAATAAAATGTGCTATTCGACCCCTATGTCTTTTACGTTTGCAATAGTAGGTATTATTGCAGCTATTTATATAAAATTTTATGATAACTTCAATTATAATTATTTACCGATGTTGCTATTGTTTTATTCAATTATGGAAATTCTTCAAGGAACACAATATTATTTTGTCAATCAGTGTAGCAATATATATAATTTATTAATGACTGAATTCGCATATATTTTAGTAATCGTTCAACCATTTATGTGGAATTTTTTTTATTACAAAAATAGCGCAGGATGTGATAAACAAATATTTATAACTGGAATGGCTTTATCTGTTTGTTGGGCAATTACTCATATATTAACTCGATTATTATATACTAAAGAAAACGGAATGAAGTTTAAGGACAGCGTATATGGTTCAGATACAGTTTGTACAAAAAAAAATAAGGGTCATTTATATTGGCAATGGACATCTGCTAATTTTTTTGATTTCAACCCGAGTATGTTAATGTATCTATTGATATGGTTTGTTCCGGCTTTGATTAGTTATAAACATAGATATACATCTATCATTTTAATATTATCCTTTCTACTCTCATCAATTGTTTCTATATACAATAATGAAATTTTTGTTCTTACATCTTTATGGTGCTATGTTAGTGTTCCTATTGTGTTAGCCATAATTTATAACATAATTGTAAAACATAAGTAAAATAATTTATTATAAATATATATATAATAAATTATTTATGAAAACACGATTATTATCAAAAATAAAGGCAAACAATCTATATTTATATCTATTTGTTTTAGTTACAACAATTTTTATATTATATTTAGTAATTTATTTCATGTATATTAACACTTTATCGCGATTACATACCGTTCAGACAAAAAAATGGATAATTGAAATGACTGATAATATAATATTAGGCGTTAAAAACAGGTCGAATTTATATAAAGTACAACAAACTAAAATATATAATATTTCATTCTATTATAATTACTTTTTCTTCCACACAAAGAAATATACTTTATATACGCTATTTAATTTGAATAATAAACTATCAAATAGTGTTGTGTTGAACGTATATTTATATAATTTTGAAAAAAATGCGACTGAACAAAGTCAAATAACATTAAATTTTGATGAAATGAAAACTACAAAAGAAGGAAATGATTTGATTATTCAACTTGGAAAATCTTATATGCAAAGGATTAATATGATAACAAACAAAATGGAAGTATATGTGAATTCACCAAATATTAATTATAGTTTTGAATTGTACATTGATGATTATACAACAAATCAACCTACATTTATACCAAGATATGATTATATTAAAAATATAAGTAGACCATATAACCCAATTACTAGTACACCTGGCGAATGGTGTAGTGATAACCCCATGATAGGTAAAATTATAAATGGAAAATTAAACAGCGAACATATTAGTGGTGGCAATTTTTGGTTTGACAATTATATTGGCGTAAATGACCATTTTTTATCATCATATATATGGAATGTAATTTTAAATGATGATTGGTTAATATATGTATTGTGGTTTGGTGAATATGAAAATCAAAACAAAACTGTCTGTTTTATTATAAAAGATAGAAAAACCGATACTGTTATACGTTCTGGCTTTGGAGAAGGAGCTATCCCATCATATTTTAAGCCATTAAACAATTTAATAGATCCCATAAAATCCGATTATACGACTAATAAAGAAATAGGTGCAATAGATTATGATAATTTCACTTCTTATTTTGAAACAAATGAAATAAGTGTTAAATTTGATTCAATAAAAGGAGAAAGCCATCGCGTATTTTTGTACGATTATTACAAAGACAAAGAAAATAAGCACTATGATAATAAACTTGAGATAATTAATAACTATAAGTATGTTGAGTATGTGAATATGGTTAATATTGAGATTAAATATAATAATAAAACTGTAAATTTTAAAGAGCGATGTGTTATTGATGCAATGTTTAAAGTAGATAAAAACCTACCAAATAGTTTTTAGAAACACACAATTCCACATAAAACTATGTAATTACATAATTTTATATAACATTCTGATTCTGAGAGTTTTGGACTGACAGAGTTTGTCCATGTTGTCCATGTCTATTTTCCCAACTTTTTGTGAATTTTATTACTACAAATGCTTTGTATACAGAAAAAATAACACAAACTGTCCGAAAAAAATCGCAGACTTTTGTCCATGTTCATAGTTTTCGTAAAACTATTTAATTTTGTTATGCAGCGCACTTTTTGCATTATTTTTTCTGTATTTTACTCGATTTCAATCAGACAGCTCAAAAAAACAGGTGTTTTGCAAAAGTCCATCGCACCTTTTCAAAATTGGACATTTTTAAAAATGTCCAAAAATAAAAACCTCAGCCATTTCTTTTTTGGCTTTTTATTAAATAAATAATGTAAAATTATTTAATATATGGAAGGAGTAGCATATTATATAGTAGGTCGCGTATATCCATCAGTTTCTTTGCCCCAGACCCACCCATATCCCGTATTATCAACATATATACTATATTTATAGTAGCCAGCTGTAATACTATTCAACTGTAATAACAGATAGGTACCGTCCAGAGGCAAATTTTCAAAGTACACAGTATAATATGTTGAATTATTCTCTGTTCTTTTGTATCCATAACCTGCCATACGCTGTAGCTTCTTTGAAGACAGACGGTCATCGTATGTATTTATAGTTGAACCGTATCCTGAATATAGGAAAACATTCGGGTCCCCGTAGAGCTGAAACCATCTGCCAATATAATTAGTAATAGTTGTAGGATTTGAAGAATTAATAAACAACAAATTACAGAAAAAGAGAAGAAGCAAGAACATATTTGACATTTTATTAAATCTATATAAAATTATTTACACTTTATGTTTATATATTTTTATCAAACAATATAATATCATGGAAACCAAATCTATACAGGTGGATTTAAACAATAAGGCTACAACTAATGTCACAACAAAAAAAACGAAAATTATAGAACCGAAAATACGCGAAAAACGTGTAATAACTACAACAAATAAATGGATGATACAAGAGCCAGATATACAATTACAATATATTCAGCAAATATTTGATAAAGTACCGGAGACTGAATATGACAAATCCATAAAATCCCTACTAATACAGCAAATAACGCAGAAAATTTCTGGTTATCGTTCTCAAGATATTGATAAACATTTGTTTTCTGAGAATGACTTCGTAAATCTCGACTATGTAATTGAACTAATGACGAAATGTCAAAATAATTGTTTTTACTGTAAAAACCGCACTCATGTTCTATATGAATTTGTTAGAGAACCTAATCAATGGACGTTGGAAAGAATAGATAATAAATTGGGGCATAATAAAGACAACGTAGTAATAGCATGTTTAAATTGTAATCTCCGTAGGAGAACTATGTATCATGAACGCTATGTTTTTACCAAACAGCTCAATATAATTAAAAACGAACATATATAAACCCTTGAATATATTATATTTCATATGCAAAATACATTTCAACCAAGAAAATTTATTCCAACAATTATAACTGGAATAACCAAACCAACCTGCCCTCCACCCGAAATCAAACATTCGGAATTAAATATACATGAAAAAATATATGAAAAACTAGATTACTTTCATAAGTCGAATAAAATACCTCATATTATTTTTCATGGAATATCGGGTTCGGGTAAGAGAACAATTGTGGACAATTTTATTATGAAAATCTATGAATCTGATAAACAGAAAATCAAATCCAACGTTATGTTTGTTAATTGTGCTCATGGTAAAGGAATTAAATTCATCAGAGAAGAACTCAAATTCTTCGCAAAGACTAATATTCAATCCAATAATGGAGCTATTTTTAAAACAATCGTATTATTAAATGCCGATTATCTGACAATAGATGCTCAATCAGCTCTTCGTAGATGTATAGAGTTATTTAGTTATAATACAAGATTTTTTATTATAGTAGAGAACAAGGAAAGGTTATTAAACCCCATTTTATCTAGATTTTGTGAGATTTATGTTCCAGAATATATAGAGAATGGAAGGGTCATTAATATGCACCAATACGCAATAAAACAAAATTACAATATTAATTCGCAACCGCAAAAAGAGTGGGTAAAAGATAGAATGACGGAATTAATACTAAATAAACAGTCAATTACATATACAAAGTTGGTTATTTTAGCAGATGAATTCTATGAAAAGGGGGCGTCCTGTTTAGATTTAATAGACTGGTTAGAAAATAGTTTAGAAATTGACGCAAAACTAAGAGTAAATATATGTATGTGTTTCAATAAAATAAAATCCGAATTTCGTTGTGAAAAATTATTATTATTATATTTGTTCGATTACCTATTTTTACGTTCAAATATAGACTTAAAAAATATTTCAGAAATATAAATGGATGATTTTGTCATTTCCAATTTACATGAATCGCGAAATGAATGGTGTAGTCGTTTAGTAAGCATTTTCACGCCATTAGTAACAGATGGAATACGTTCTATTTTTAATGAGTCATGGAATTTATGTCTGGAAAATGATGAGGCAAATAAATATTTGATGACTTTTCAAAATTTATTAGCTCGCGTTCCAAAATGGAACAACTCAATAGTAGAACAAGAACGTAAACGTATTATTGAGCGAAGTGGGTGTAATTATTTGGAAGACCTTATAACGTGCGTTCATATTATACAGTTAAAGGTATTAACATGTATTCGTGTAGGTAATAAGCAAAAGAAAATAGACATTTCTATACCGAAATTGGACAATTTTATTCATAAAGTTTACATAAATGTTGCGCGAAAGGTATATATGAATGTATATTTATTTGAAAAACCAGTTAGCCCATTACAACAACAGAAAAACAATCGCGAATTAGAGACTATAATACAGGAATGTATTATGATGGCGATAAGAGAGAGTATTCCAACAGAGGCAATTATTCGCGCTTATTTAGATGAATCGGTTGAACAGGAGGAAGAAGTGATTATTGAGAATATTATGGAGGACCCAGAAGAGAAAAACGATAAATTGGAAGCCAACGATGAAACCCCAATCACAGACCCCATCAAAGACGAGGAAGATATTCCAGCAGTTGTTCCTGCCATACAAAATATAGATAATGAGCAAGTTATAACAAGATTAAGTTTTAATGATATGGATTCTGTATTGGATATGGAAACGAATGTAATCAAAAAAATAGAAGCACCCAAAACATTTGAACGTTTGGAGGAAATTAGTACGAATCGTGCTATTCAACGCAAATTAGAAGAGGAGGAAGACGACGATGAAAAAATACGTATACATGGTGAACAAATAGATTTAAGCGGGTTTGATATTTTAGATGATTTATCATCTCCACCAACGAAAACTAATAAAGACATCGTTTTGAATGATTTCGAAGAATTGTTTTAGTTGCGTTAATACGAATATATAAAATTCATGTGTCTTTTATATATTTTCATCGATAAATAGTATGGAAAAACTGTTTTTGATAGCTCTTTTAATTACCTTTTTGTTTTGTTCGGTCAAAATATTGGAAATGAAATATTTAGAAAAAAAATGGAAACCATTAAAATTTGTAATACGTGACGCGTTAATTGTTTTTTCTTGTAGCATAGTTAGCATGATAACGTTCTTTAGTATGAGTGGTTCTTTAACCGATTTTTTTAATGTAATTACAGAGAATAAAATATTAAATCAAACAACGACGCAAATATTTACCGATGAACCCGGATTTTAGTTTATATACTATATAATATATAGTATATGGAACAACAAAATGAATTAAAAGATTCGTTAATAAAATTGATTAAAAAAGAAAAGAGAAAATATACCAGAAAAGCAAAACCAGAAAAAGACAAGAAAATGTCTTCTCCCGTTGAAAAACAGAAAACAAAGAAAAAACTCCGCATAAAACCAGGTGAAAAGATAGTTATATTAAAACCGGAATCGCCAATAAAGGAAACAGTAATGGAAAGCCCACGATTAAATGAAATTCTTATAGATTTATTAGAACGTCTTTCGAAACTCATGATTAAGAAAGGGGACCCTATTCGTAGCCGTGCTTACACTAAAGCACAAGAAACAGTAATGACTATTACAACCAATATTACAAATGTAAATGAGCTCAAAGGCCGTCCAAATATTGGCGAAACAATCTTAGAGAAATTCAAAGAATATTTGGAAACGGGTACTCTAAGAATATTCGAACGTGAAAAAGATAACCCAGAACACATATTAAGTGATATTTATGGAATTGGTCCAAAAAAAGCAAAGGAATTAGTAGAAAAAGGCATTAAGACAATAGCCCAGCTACGCGAAAGACAGGAAGAACTATTAACTGACGCACAAAAAGCGGGTTTAAAATATTATGAAGACATTCTGGAACGCATTCCGCGAACAGAAATAGATGAATATAATACATTTTTCAAAAGAGCATTCGATGAAGTAAAGACTGCAGGTTCTGATTATGAAATAGTAGGTAGCTATAGAAGAGGTGCCAAAACATCCGGAGATATTGATGTCATCATTACTTCACCAAATCCAGAAACGTTTGTAAAATTTGTAGAGAAACTGAAAGCATCGACACCAGAAACGGGTGAAAAGATAATTTTGGTAGTGTTATCTTTTGGAAAAACGAAATGTCTGGTAATTACAAAATTACCGGGACATAAACACGCACGCCGTGTTGATTTTATGTATACAACCCCAGAAGAATATCCATTTGCAGTTTTATATTTTACTGGAAGTAAGGCTTTTAATACGATGATGAGAGCTCATGCATTAAAAATGGGAACATCTTTGAACGAACATGGATTATACAAAAAACAAACCGGTAAAACAAAGGAAGAAAAGGTAGACCACATATTTAAAAATGAGCGCGATATATTCGAATATTTAAACATTTCATACAAGAATCCAGAAGAACGAATAGACGGACGTTCTATTATTTCAACCGATGCTACTTTAGTTATCCCCGAACAAACCGGTAAATTAGTTAAAGAAAAGCCTGTTGCAAAAACACGGAAGGAAAGAAACCCAAAAGAGCCTAAGAAAACACGAAAACATAAAGAATCGCAGGTGCAACCGCAATTAATGAATGAAGAACAACCGAATGAAAATATAACTATGGTAATTCAAGAAAGTATCCCAATAATTCCAGTAATACCACAACAATCTGCTACTAAAAAAAAAACTCACGAAATAACTCAAGTAGCGGTTTCAGAACCGGATATAAAACCGACGAAGTTATCACCACAAACCGAAACGAATACTATACAATCGATAGACCTGTTTAAAAAAGATGGAATTGACGTTTTAGAGAAATTAACAGAAAAACAATTAGAGGATATGCTATTGGCAGCAAATGATGCATATTATAATTCCAACACGACTCTTATGTCAGATAATGAATATGATATAGTTAAAGAGTTTATACAGAAGAAGTTTCCAAAAAATGCGGCTGTTGAACAGATAGGCGCTCCTATACAAGGAAAAAATAAAGTCACGTTGCCATATAATATGCCGTCTATGGATAAAATTAAACCCGATAGTAATGCTTTGGCTAATTGGAAAGAAAAATACACGGGTCCTTATGTTTTATCATGTAAATTGGACGGCGTTAGTGGTATGTTTGATACCGAACAAGAAATACCCAAATTATTTACAAGAGGAGATGGTAAAATAGGACAAGATATATCACATTTAATACCAACATTAGGGTTAAACAAGAGAATAAATCCTAATAAAAAGGTGGTCGTTAGAGGTGAATTCATAATACCAAGGCGCGTTTTTGAAGAAAAATACAAATCAACGTTCGCAAATCCTCGTAATTTAGTTTCGGGAATTATTAATAGCAAGAGTATAGATACCAAAGCACATGACCTTCATTTTGTAGTATATGAAATTATCCATCCACAAATGAATCCAAGTGCACAAATGGCACTTTTAAAAGAACTTGGATATGAAGTGGTTCAAAATCAACAAATACCCTCAGATGCTCTTACTAATGAAGGTCTTTCGGAAACACTAATAGATTGGAGAACTAATTATGAATATGAAATTGACGGCGTTATTGTATCCGATGATAATATTCACGCACGAAAAGAAGGAAATCCAGACCACGCTTTTGCGTTTAAGATGGTATTATCAGACCAAATAGCCGAAGGAAAGGTGGTAGATGTTATTTGGAACCCATCAAAATCAGGATATTTGAAACCCCGTGTTAGAATAGAACCTATAAAATTAGGCGGAGTTACTATTGAATATGCAACTGGTTTTAATGGCAGTTTTATAGAATCAAACAAAATCGGAATTGGCGCAATTATACAAATTATTCGTTCTGGGGATGTAATTCCACATATTAAGTCGGTTACGACACCAGCTGAAAAAGCGAAGATGCCAAATGTACCTTATCATTGGACAGATACTCATATAGATATTGTTTTGGATGATGTGAATGAGGATATAACTGTCCGTGAAAAAAATATAACTGCTTTCTTTACTGGAATTGAAGTGGATGGTCTTTCAATTGGAAATGTAAAACGAATTATGGCGGCTGGTTTTGACACGATTCCTAAGATTTTAAAGATGACAAAACAAGATTTTGCTCGTGTAGAAGGGTTTAAATCAAAAATGGTTGATAAAATTTACAACGGTATTCAAGAAAAAACGAAGGCGGCGACTTTACTAACTATAATGGCAGCGTCCAATATGTTTGGGCGCGGAATAGGTGAAAGAAAAATAAAGCCAATTTTAGAAGCATATCCAGATATATTAACCAGAACTGAAATACCCACACGAAAGATTGATATGTTAAAGTCAATTAAGGGAATTGGTAAAGAAAACGCAAATAGTTTTGTAGAGAATATTCCAAAATTCATGACTTTCATAGAAGAATGTGGGTTGGAATATAAACTAACAAAGCCCGTAGTAGTAGATGTTTTTGAAACTTCAAGAATACAACCGGTTGATACTAGCCATCCTCTTTATCAAAAACATATAGTGATGACAAAGGTACGTGACCAAGAAATAATTGATAAACTTAAAAATGTGGGTGCTGTATTAGACAATACGATGTCAAAAACAACCTTTGTTCTAATAACAAAATCAAAGGATGATGTATCAAATAAAACGAAATATGCAAATGAACATGGTATACCGATTATGACACCTTCAGAATTCAAAGAAACGTATTTGTAATTTGAAAAAATAGCATAAATATACTATTCTATTATTCTATTATTATAATATTCTAATTATAATAATATATAATATAATATAATGTCTTTTTTTGATTCAGCAGATAATGCTGGTTTACCATTAAAAAAGGACAGAACATTAAGTGAAATATCACAGGAACCTATAACCGAAAAACAATTACAACAGCGCGCATTTAATGAAACAAAGACTTTAGATAACGCCCTTCTCCAAAAATATAATGTAAAACTGTATGGTTCTGATAAATGCACATATGATATAATTAATGATTTTTTAGAGGAAAACCAAAGTGAACAGGCATTCTATATTATAGATTTGGGAGAACTCTTGAATTCGTACAATAATTGGATGCGACTTTTACCCGACGTACAGCCATATTATGCTATGAAGTGTAATCCAAACCCAGTAATGCTAGAGGCGTTGGCGTCGTTATCTACCAACTTTGATTGTGCTAGTGAGTCAGAAATAAGGTCGATTATTGAAATTACGAAAGACCCAACTCGTATCATTTTTGCGAATCCGTGTAAAATGACATCGCAAATACGTTATGCTCGAGCAAATGATGTTGACCTAATGACTGTTGATAGTGAATTTGAATTATATAAAATAAAATTATATCATCCTTACGCAAAATTAATAATTCGTTTAGCTGTAGATGAAAGTAAGAGTAAGTGTAAATTTAATAAGAAATTTGGCTGTAAATTAAATCAAGTAGAACCCCTATTAACTATAGCAAAAACACTTAAATTGGCGGTTATAGGGTATAGTTTCCATGTTGGAAGCGGATGCTCATCAGCTGATAGTTTTTATAATGCTATTAGTGATTGCAAAAAAGCAACGGATATAGCCAATAAAATGAATATCAATATTGAAATAATTGATATAGGGGGTGGATTTCCTGGAATAGATAAAGATATTAAGTTTGAAGACATCGCGAAACGGGTTAATGACGGTATCTCCGATTTTTTTAGCGAAGCTGTTGAAAATAAAACCATTCAATTTATAGCAGAACCTGGACGATATTTTGCTCAACCAACACATACACTAGTATTGAATGTTATTGGTAAAAAGGAAATATATGACGATGATACTGGTGAAAAAATAATCATGTATTATTTGAATGATGGAATATATGGTAGTTTTGGGTGTATTTATTTTGACCATTGTAAACCTACTATATTACCGTTTAATGAGAGAGATGGTAAATTACATCGTTCTAGATTAATGGGTCCTACATGCGATAGTATAGATTTGGTTGCGGAAGATATTATGTTGCCGGAATTAGCAATTGGTGAGTGGGTTTATGTGGAACATTTTGGTGCATATACGATGGCATCAAGTAGCAATTTTAATGGCTTTAAAACGAGCGTTTTCAAGTATATTTTCCGGTCATAAAAAATAAAAAACACATATTTTTTATTTTTTGCCTTCAGTGAGAATTGAACTCACGACCTCCAGTTTACAAGACTGGTGCTCTACCACTAAGCTATAAAGGCTAATAATATATCATCATCATCATCATCATCATCAACATTTGTATTATTCACTACCAAAAAACCCGCCCTTTCCAATCTTAAAATCACTTAATCTTGTAATTGTTTCCGTCTTATCCTTAAGAATCTCTTTGATAAGGTCTCTGATTGAAATCATACCAACAAAATCGTCGTTCTTATCATCGGTAATCATCAAATGACGAATATCCTTAAACATCATTTTGTTCATACAATCATCCAAACTATCATTTTTATTAGCTACGATAATTTTTGGTCCGTATGTGCAAATGTCTTTTACCTTTAGTTCATGATGATTTCTATCCAACGCAGCAACTTTGTTAATATAATCACGTTCAGAGCAAACTCCTACAACTTTATTATTTTTATCAGTAACAGCTAAACACCCCACATTAAAAACCGTAAAGCGTAAAACTGCTTCTTTTGCAGTAGCTTCCTCATTTATGCGAAAATCCACTTTTCTATAACAAGAATTTTCAAATACATTAATAGCAGAAGTAATTCTGGGTAGAGAAGAAAGATGTCTAGAGAATGTTCTCGAAAGCATGCTATATTTGATATAAATATGCTACTTTTTATATTGGTTATTTTGTAAATTATCAAACATAACTAGGCAACATATCTAAATCCATTACTATTGATGTGGAACACATATGGTCATCAACTAAAAATTGGTTGAAATAGTCGAATTCTAATTGTGCTTCAGGATTATGGTTATGAACGGTTCTCGCAATCATCTTATATAACTTGAAATTTGGATAGCGTTCTTCTCCATTACGTTTATATAATATATTTTTACCAGAATCATCCAAACACCATCTATAAATAGTTTTTTGTAATTCATCGAAAGAATCTAGGTTCTCATCGGTATCAATAATAAAGTCATAAATAGAACATCCCAATCTACATAAATCAAAACTGTAATTTGGTTCAAGACGTGGTTTGTTCTCATTCATATATGGCTCGCAATTATATTGTGTAGCAGCATCTCCACCAGTTGCGAAACTATCCGAACAGAAGGTTTTTCCATTAAATTTATAAATACTGCGCCCAAAATCGATTAACTTGTACAATTTACCGTAAGTGGGAACCTTATAATATTTGCCGTTGTATTTATAATATAGGAATTCGAGGTCTGTATTATCATACATAATATTATTTGTATGAAGGTCATTATGTGTAAAATGAAATGCTTTTTGATATGTAATTAAAATCATAACGATTTGAAAAAGAGCACTAGCGCCATTTTCTTTGTTAATTTTTTCAGTAATAAATAAACGGTCAAGTGTGCCCTCGCACTTTTCGGTACATATTAGTTGAACGGGGAAATTTTTGATAAAAGCATAATCTTGGTTCTCATCGTCCATATTATCTTTACAACTAGATTCCGTTCCCCATTTTGAACTAGAGTCAGATTCTTCATCAGATTCAGAGTCAGAACCAGGGTCAGATCCAGAATCCGAATCACTACTGTAATTTAATTTGCTATTATCAGATGATGCAGTAGATGTATGAGATGATTGTGGGCTGCTTTTTTGATAAACCAATTCTTGAGATTCGGTTTCGGTATTATTTAAATCATCCGTCTCATTATTTAAATCTTCTACAGAAATAACGGTGTTATTATGAGGGTCAGTATCTGCAATTACTATTTTATTTTTATTTCCGCGAGAACCTACATTCATATATTCAGGGACATCCGTTTTCGTAATAGCGAAAAGTTTATTCACGTTTTCATTAAAAAAATTGGATGTGTTTAGATATTCCAAGTCGTCTGTTACATTCATTTTATACTTTTCTTGTATTCCTAGAAAGCTGCCATAATATTCAACTCCGTGCATTATACCGTGTTCTTTAGCTAATTTGCTTGTTAAAAAACAGAAAAACCCGTCAGTATAAGCCGCATTATTTGGGTCGATTATCTTACTATGGGGTTGTAATTCATCCTTTGCATAAAGACTATCCAATTTTGGAAGCAGTCTTATAGACTCATCATCCGCTTTATATTTACCAATCATATATCTGATTGGGTCTAAAAGGGGTGAAAATTTGATGAATACATCTCTTGTAATGGTTTTTTTTGTTTTATTGTCGAGAACTGTAAATAAATCACACATAGATTTATCGTGGTTTAAAGAAACTTCATTATAGTTTGCTTTATTTAAAACAAATATCTTTTGATAAATAGGGTTATAATTTTGCAATTTAGTAATTAAAAAGGGGTTATATTGATGTTCAAATTCATCAAATGTTTGCGCATAGGACTTTTCTAAAGTTTCTAGATTAATTGGATTAACGTTCAGGGGGTATATAGAGAACTTGTTGGACATTTTAATTAAACAAGTATAAGTGCTTTATATATTTTTCGTTGGTGGTTTAAACTAATGATATTTTAGTCTTTATTCTCCATGTAATAATTTACCTGGATAAGTTATAATAAATCCTTAGCATTAATGGTATGGATTTCTGAGTAAAGCTATGCCAAGTTTCCAAAATGTAGTTATTCAATCACATTTTGGAAAACTATGATTAGAAACGTTTAGAGTATTTATAAAAATTGTTTCTATATATAATACTAAATATGACGTTGGAATTAAAAAAATTTAATATGCGAGAGATTACATTCAGACCCGATGAAAATAAAGGTCCGGTTATTGTCATGATTGGGAGACGTGATACTGGTAAATCATATTTGGTGAGAGATTTATTGTTTTATCATCAAGATATTCCTATAGGAACTGTCATATCTGGAACAGAAGCAGGAAATGGGTTTTATGCCGCTCATGTTCCTAAGTTATTTATTCATGAAGAATACAATACAGTATTAATTGAGAACATTCTAAGAAGACAAAAAACAGTATTAAAACAGGTAAATAAGGAAATCGAAACATATCGTAAAACGACGATTGACCCACGCGCCTTTGTTATTTTAGACGATTGTTTATATGACCAAACATGGACACGTGATAAGATGATGCGATTATTATTTATGAATGGGCGCCACTGGAAGATTATGTTGATTATTACTATGCAATATCCTCTTGGTATTCCTCCCAATCTTCGTACAAATATTGATTATGTATTTATTTTGAGAGAACCGTATTTGACAAATAGGAAACGCATTTGGGAAAATTATGCGAGTATGTTTCCTACGTTAGAATCATTTTGTGCGGTTATGGACCAAACGACGGAGAACTATGAATGTCTTGTTATTAATAACAACGCAAAATCGAATAAATTGAATGACCAAATCTTTTGGTATAAAGCAGAAAATCATCCAGACTTTAGGTTGGGCTCAAAGGAATTCTGGGAAATATCAAAAGGTATGGCGGATGACGATGATGACGAGGCATATGACCCAAGCAAAGCAAAGAAGCGCCAAGGTCCTGCTATTAATGTAAAAAAAACAAAATGGTAAAATTATATTTAGTAAATATATATGACACATTTAAAAGTAAACGATATAAGTGAGTTTATTAAAAGACAAATAGAAAATGAGAAAGAAGGTATACATGGCGGAGGTTGGAGAGATTATGTTAATTGTAGAGTAAAATGCCATGCTATGTGTGGATTTATAATAGCTCTTGTGACCGGTTCTGCTATTTCTGGTTTTATGTATGCCAAGGAAAATCCTCAACTATTTGATTATATTAAGCCATATTTACAGCGTACTCCAGAATTAGTTGAATTTATTAAAAACCAAGATATTGCAGTTAAAAATGAAAAAAGCTATAATGAAGAGGCAAATAAAAATGATGCCGACATGAATAATGTATTAGCATGGTTGGGAATCCAATTATTGGGTAAGTTAAAAAAATCAGCATTTAATCCATATAATGAGTTATACAATAGAGTAAATGAAAAGTATAAATTCTGCCCAACAGCGCAATCAACAAACACATCGTCTATAACACCAGATGAAAATGAATATCCTGAATATGATTTCAAGGATGCGAATTCTCCCCCTTATGTTAAATCTCCAGATGAAAATGAATCTCCTGAATATGATTTCAAGGATGCGAATTCTCCCCCTTATGTTAAATCTCCAGATGAATTCTATGACACTAACGATTATTATAAACCGAATCCAAGTTCTGGTGCGGGAATAACTCGTAAAAAGCAGAGAAAATTAAAACAAAAATTAGTTAAACGAAAGCGCAATACAAGAAAATCGGCAAAAAGAATACGAAAATATGGACGCAATACTAAAAGAAAATAAAAATTCGTTGACAAATATTTAATTTGTCAAAGAAATAACTTGACCTTTAATCTTCAGGCAAATTCTTGTCTGGAGAAGTGTTAATAAATCCTTATCATAAATGATAAGGATTTCTGAGTAAAGGCATACCAAGTATCCAAACTGTAGTTATTTAGTTACATTTTAAAGAACTATGGTTATACGTAAACTAATAAATTTACGGGTCATAAATTCCTTCATCTTCTTCAATATCAACTTCATCATCGGTGTCTGTGTCTGCATCAAATGGAACAAAATCAATATATTCGGTTATAGTACCACTTTGTAAATCTGAATTATTAATTCTATTGGAGTCTTGAATTTCATTTTCCACCATAACCGTTATTAGAGAATTTAATCTTGAAGTATAAAATTGTTCATTTGCAGTTATCTCCGCATCTATATTCGCATGTTCTCTCAAAGTTGTTCTATTATTACTAGTTGGTTCTGCTACAATCTCCACATCTTCATTTCTAGTTGCATCAACCGAAACATTATTAACAGAATAAACTGGAACAAATTCTTCGATGTCCAAATGTGATATTTCAAAATCCTCCAATTTATTATTTTTGTGATATGGTAAATGGTCAATACTGAATTCGTTTTTATTTGCACTACTACGTGTTAAGAATTTGCGACCAAAATTTTTATTATATTTATAAAATGCACCTAATCTTCTACCCAAATCAGTTTTTGTCCGATTACGCTCAGATATGTCGTTTGACATTCTCGAAATATAATATGCTTCCAAATAAGGACGCATTATTTGAATCAATTGCGATTTGGGAAATCCTACATCAATTCTGATTTTTCCACGATAGGGAATAGTTTTAAACATATTTAAAATATCGGTATGTAAAACATCATCAGAACTATTTTTGATATGTTGTTTAATATATGTATTCATAATAAGAACACCATTTTCATTCCGGAAATCCTTCAAACTAAAATTGCTCATAAAATAAGCATGAAATACGGGCGACATGTTAATGACGCGCTTTTTAATAAAGAAATAAATATAGTAAAGTTGTGACTTATGAAAAGGTAAATTTGTGTATGGGTTTTTTATAACTAATGGTTCTGCGAAGAAATATGGAGAATTACATAGAGAGTTCTCTATGATTCTTAACATGTCCGCAATAGTAAATAGATATTTCTGGTCGTTATGTAGAATGCTCATAACATTCACTTGATTTTCTGATATTGGGTCTAAACACAAATCCGCGTATATTTTTGGTCTAGAACGTTTCCATTTGTACATAAATGCAAAACGATTTAAAATGTGATATGTGCGTTGTGCGTTTTTGAATTTGATTAAGAAATCGCCACGCATTTCTTTTGGAAGAAACTGATTTCTTAATATACATCTTAAGTATTCGAATTTTACAAGACTATCAGTAGAATCACATATCGCCAATTGATATAATATGTGTTTTAGTAATCTATCCGTATAATTTTTTTCAAGTTTGAATTCATAATCACTAATAAGTTTATTAAATTCCATAAAATTTGCGAAATTTTTTTCTAAAATAAATCTTACTAATTGAGGTGATTCGCAGTTTTGTTTAAATATAATTTGGTTAAAAGTATTAATCGGTTTATATGGTGCCGTTGGGGTATATGGTTTAGATATATTATCATAACTAAACATATTTTTAATTATAGGCATTCTGGCGGTTGGGTCGAATGGGGTCGCTTCATCTAATTCGATACACATACGCTTCATTTTGAAAGATATAAATTGTTATTGGTTTTATATCTTTCTAATTATTTCGATTCATTTCAATTTTTTATTCATCTGACTTTTCTTCATTTGCTTTTTTCATAAGAAGTTCATTTCGTAATTGAGTTGCTTCAACTTCCTCCACATCGCGTTCTTCGAAATTAACCGTTTCTTTAACACCGATTAGGTTACCATCTTCATCCATAGTTTGAGTAAGAACATTTCCACTCTTCTTTGCCTTCTCGATATTTTCCATAATTGCCTTCTTCTTTGTTTCACGCACACGTTCCTCAAATTCCTTTTTAGCCAATTCTTCATTCTTGAGTTTTTCTTTGTGTAAAGCGTTAAGTTCTTCTTCCATATGCTCAACTCTACCGGTCTTATATGCATCAGGGTCCCATGGAATCCAAACACCAACCGGTCCTACATAAATATCATGATTGGGGTCTTGCTCGCGCAACTTTTTGCATTTATTTTCGGCCTCTTCTTGAGATGGAAAAACACCACGCACCTTTAATCCTCTTACCGATGTTTGGAAAGCATGTTCACGGCTGAATTGTTCATTCAACTTCTCTTCTTGTTTATCCATAAAGTTCTTGTAATCGTCCTCGATACCACTTTTACGCAATTTATCGGTTTCTTCTTTTACAAAATCATTAAAATCATTAATCAAATCAGAAGCATTTAGGTTATATTTATACGCAACAAAGTGTACGAAATCGAAATATCTTTCCATGGATTTAGAGAATTCCCAATTCTTAATGAACTGTTCAAATAGGTATACTTCGCGTTTCTTTAGGATTTTTTCAGGGGATACAAATGACATACAAACGAATTTTTGACCAGCGATTGATTGGTCCTCATCGCACAAATCAATATATTTAGGATTTTTTTGTCCGTTGGCTAGAGTTTTTTTTTCGAATTCAGTCATTTAGTAATACTTAGTAAAACCATATTATATTTAAGTGATTTGTACCTAATAATATTAAAATATAAATTTAGGAAAAATTTAGCATTTAATTAATTAAGAAAGATTTAGTAGTAATTATTTTGTTTGTTTACTATATACTCAAAATGAGCGGACTCGATTTAACTGAACTCGTTAAGCGCGCAATTAAGTATCTTATTGAGGCTTTAGCCGTTGCTGTTGTTGCTTATGCTATTCCTAAGAAATCCTTGAACGTTGAGGAGATTGTTACGTTGGCTCTCTGCGCAGCAGCCACATTTAGCATCCTTGATGTCTTCATCCCCTCCATGGGTTCTTCTGCCAGAGGTGGTGCAGGTTTCGGTATCGGTGCCAATCTGATAGGCGGTCTTAGAATGGTTTAATTGATAATTAATTAATAACTGAATTGATATTGTCTTTTCGACAATATCAACAATAAGCGTAAAAATATTAATAAAAATATGTATTTTAGTTATAATGGAACAAAAAGACGCACTAATATCATCACTACAGAATGAGGTTATTCAATTAAAACAAACTATAAATAATTTACAGGCTCAATTGGAAAAATATACGAATACCGATAGACATAAAAAATATTATGAAAAGAATAAAGAGCGTGTCAAAGAAAACGCAAAACAATATTTGAATAAATTAAAAGAGGAGAACCCTGAAAAACTAAAGGAATATCGACATAGAGCTTATTTGAGAAGAAAAGAGCGAAATAAGCAATCATTTTGATGACAATTCATTTGAAAATATAATGAGCTTGGAATTATATGTTTTACTTATATCTTGAAAACAAGTGTTTGCGTAATCAACTATGGGGTCGATTTCCTCTAGGATGGATAAATCCCATGCATTTTTAGTAACATTTTTTAGATGATGTTTGAACCTATAAATAATATCGGTTACTGTTCCCAATAAGATATCTAAAACATTTCTAATTTCTCTAGATTTTTCTGCTTTTTTCTGATCACGTTGAAGCATAACTTTAAATTGTTCTTCTGTTATGCGTTTACGCATATACGAAATTCTTAGTAATTCATTTCTACGTGTCCAATCCCTTTCCTCGTGACTTGGTAATATTGTGTATCTAATATGTAGAATGTTTCGTATTAATTTACTCATGTATGTATCACATACCTTTGATAATGGATGAGCAGGATGTCTTAATGTAAAAATCTCGCGAATTTCTTGATAAGAACGATGAGTCAACTCATTCCGACATTCCATATTAGGTTGATTTTCTGGTATTTGGCCACCGGTTCTACGAAGCCATTCAAAATAATGGGGATTGTGAATAGCTCTATTCTCTATTCTACCGGTACGCCAATCAAATGCAGTATTGCAGCTAGTGCAAAACATTTGATTACATCCTTCTACCTTAAAAATGCCGGTTCTGCAATTCGGACAAGGTTTCGTATCGTTTGATAATAAACTTATTGTTGCTACAGTATCTGGATTACATTCGTGCGCAGTATCTCTATTTGTCCCTTTTATTTCGTGACAAGACGGGCATGCCCATTTTTCACAAATTCCACATTTCCACTGACTACTTAAAAACCCACGACAGTTAGAATCGGGGCATGATTTTATAAATTCAGCTCGTTCTGTTGGTTTATTGTTATTTTTTAAATTATAAATGTCTGTTTGCAATTGATAGCATTTAACCGACAGTTCTCTTAATTTTTGTTTTGTTTCTTTATATTCTGCATCTAGGTTTTCGCCTTTGATTTGTTTCTCGACAAGGGGTTGGGTTGATGGTAAAAGAGAACGTTCAATATCAAATAAAAGTGCTTCGCGATGTTCCTTTAATTTTCCATTTATAAAAGAGTTTGGAAAAACAGTTTTTATATATTGCCTTGTCCATTCTCTACCACATGAAGTATTCATACATTTTACTGTAGATTCGCCCAGAATATATTTTTCACAACATGTTTTACAAGCTTCGAAGTTACAATAAGGACACGAAATTGCGCGACGTATCGATTTGTTTATATTATAATCACAAATTTGACAATTTGACATTATAATTTATTTATGTAATAATAAAAATAGTTTTTATGTTGTTTATTTTTGCAATACACATACAAATAGACCATTCCACCAAGTTTCTCCAGCAATATCATATAGGGTATGTGTATTATCGTCTGTTAATTGTAAAACTATGCGGTCCAATACCTTGAACCCTAGGTCATTAATTATATGATACGTTCCATCACGAACATAATCCCAATTCCAGTCATCGACAATATAAATAAATACATCTTCCATACTATCGTAATAATATTTGAGCGCGTTGTAGTGGGATTGATAATCATGATTACCGTCATATAAAAAAATATTAAATTTAGGTAATGTTCGGAGGTCAACTGAAAAACAATTTTTATCTATAAATGTTGCAAAATTGTCACCTTTGAATTTATTAAAATTGGTTAAGAATTCTTCGCGTGGTCCTTCAAACTCGCTAAAATTATCGATACAAACGATTTCAGCACGATTTTTATACATAGCCGAACAGGTTGACGAACCTTTCCATACACCTATTTCTAAATAACGAAGTCCAGATAGAGATAATAGATTGTTATAAAAATGTCGGGTTTTTTTACCGGTCATGCCTTTTAAATCAAGTATCTCATCATTTATTTTGGATATTTCATTTTCGGCTAGTTCATATGACTTTTTCATATGATTTACTAAAACATCGGCTGAAATCGACATATTAATACATCAAACCCACAAATTTTTATATGTTTTTGCATAAAAACATATAAAGTTCTCGAATATATTAGGTTTTTCTTGATTTCAAACCGGAATTGCGAACCGTTCCAACTCCACCGGGAGCTAAACTATGTGGTTTATAACAAACCGCAGCATTATTTGAAAAAATGGATTTCATAGTGAACCTGTTAGGTAATGTTGGTAGTTTGCTCGAAGAACGACCGAAATTATTAGCCTTAGGACCGAAATGAATAAATGGCATTTGTAATTATATATTATAATTACAAAATTAATTTCTGTAATTTTGTAAATAGATTACAGGTCATAATAAGGATTGTCGTGTATTTTCATACCACAATATTCGCGTGGTTCTTTTTTATAATCAACTGGATTGTGAATTCCCGATTCTTTTGCGTTTTCTAATAAAAACTTGAAGTTCTCCCAAAACTCGCTTTTATGACCAATCGACAGTGTCATAACATGTGATAATTCATGGATAGCTACAAAGGTTAGTGTATTTTCATCTATCATGTCATCATTATTGTTTTTTGAACGATTCAAACAGAATGCAACTTTTTCTCCCTTATTCTCGCTGTATGCGGTATAGCTACTAGTTGGTAGTGTTTCCATTACTTTTTTAGGATTAAAACCGCTTACCAATCTCTTAATTCGTTCTTCATCGTGGTATTTTTTACTCACATAATCTACTAGTTTCTTACATTTTTCTGTAACTGTAGCTAAAAGATCTGCGGCAGCTTGTTCTTTGGCTCTTTCACGAACGCAATATTTATTACCATCTACCGTTGAAACTATACATTTCAATTGGAAACTATCTGAATTGTCAAAAAAAATATATATGGCGAGAACAGCGATGAACCCGATGACGAAATATCCTAAAATATTGTATTTATCCATTCCTATATAAATATGATTTTATTTTATTGAGTTAATAGATTTTTATTATAATGATATAGTATAATATATATTTTACGATGTCATATTATGAATCAGGGTTTAATGCTTTAAATTTTAATAGTTGGTCATATGGTATGTTTGCCATGTCTATAGATGGAAGTGTAATATATTTGATTACAGGCAATAGTAATAATTTCTCTAATGGAAGTGAAAGTAATTCTATTTATAAAAGTACAAATTATGGCGTAAATTGGCAGGCTATAGAAAATACAGCGAGGTCTTGGGGTCAAATACGATGTTCTTCTAATGGAACAACCGTAGTTGCAAGTACTCAATACGCAGTATATTATTCTATTAATTCTGGGTCTAGTTGGAATAGTATTTCTGTCGACTATCCAATATTTTCTTTATGTATAAATACAGATGGAACATACTGGGGAATAGGAAGTAATCAAAATCCCTTTCATTACACAATTAATTATGGTTCTTCATTTTCAACTACAACTAATTCATATACAAATGTTATAACTATGTGTTGTTGTAATAGCACCGGACAATATGTTTATTTTATTAATAATAGTAAAGTGCACTATTCTAATGATAATGGAAATTCTTTTATACAACGTTCATTAAACATTAATGGCAGGAATATTACTTGTAGTTCAGATGGAAGTATAATAGCATGTAGTAATACTAATAATGCAGTGTATATTTCAACAAATTATGGAAGTGATTGGAGTAGTGAATATTATGCATATAGTAATATACGTTTCGGTTCATTACATTTATCAAATGATGGTAGTATATTATTTGCATGTTGTGATGGTAACTATAATTCTTATTCAAGTAATGCGAATAGTGGTAGTGTATCTATATTAACTACCAACGGTTCCAACGGAAATATAAATCTTACGGGGTTTTCATGGCGGGTAGGATGTTTGTCTGGAGATGGATCATTTTTTATAGCTATTGATAATTTTTATAAGGCATATTCTTATAAATCAACATATCAATCAGCTACAAATCCAATTACATATTATACTTCACCTATAAAGACATTAAATCCTAGTAATAGTAATTGGTCATCTGGTATGCTTGCTATGTCTAATACTGGAAGTGTAATATATCTTATTAATGGCAATTCAAAGAACAATTATCAAAATGCTAATAAAATTTGGAAAAGTACAGACTATGGAGCAACATGGGCAACTTTATCAAATAGTCAAAGTAGTAACGGTTGGGGACAAATACGATGTTCTTCTGATGGAACAATTGTAGTTGCGACTACTCAATATAATATATATTATTCCAATAATTCTGGAAATACTTGGTCTAGTTTTCTAGATGTAGGATATCCTATATATTCTTTATGCATTAATAGTAATGGGACATATTGGGGACTAGGTTCTAATGGAACATTTCTATATACAACTACTAGTAGTTCACCATCTTCAACATCAAGTACTGAATGGGGGGGACCTATATATTCATCTTGTTGTAGTAGTTCTGGTAAATACGTTTATTTAAATTCAAATGGCGGACCATACTTTTCTAATAATTATGGTGCATCTTTTAAAAATCTATCATTAAATAGCGATTTTCAGAATATTACATGTAATTCTAATGGAAGTATAGTAGTATGTAGCAATGATAGTGGTATTTACATTTCAGTAGATTTTGGCATAAATTGGTCAGAACCTTATTATATGTCTGGAAATATACGTAATTATTCATTATGTTTATCAAATGATGGTAGTAGATTGTTTGCTTGTAGTGATTCTCACACTATGTCATTTTCAACCAATGTTAATAATAGTAGTGTAACTATATTAACCACAAACGGTTCTGGAGGAAATATTAGCTTTTATTCTTTTGGGTCGTGGATAGTAGGATGTTTATCAGGTGATGGACGAGTTTTTATAGCAGTTGAATCAAATTATAGAACACAAGCATGTCTAACTCCAACATTTACATCTGGTTATAATGCAAGTATAATATCGACAAACCCGATATTATGGTATTATCTTAATAATGTAACTACAACTCTAGGATTAAAAAATAATGGTACAGCCGGCGTTGGTGCTATTACTACTACTGGAACTATTACAGTAAGTACTAGCGGTATTGGTGGAGTAAATAGCAATATAGGCTCTTTACAATTTAATGGTAGTAGTTCAAATTATTTAACTATACCAAGTATACCCGCAAACACCTTTGATTTTACTGGTTTAACTATAATGTTCTGGATGAGAGCCAATAATCCATCGACTTCTTCGGTTTTCGATTTTGCCGCGAGTGCTTCATCGACGAACAGCAATATTCGGTTTTCAAATTATTCGGGCGGTTCTTCTACTAATGCGGCTTATGTATATAGTACATCTACTTCTTCATCAAGTATATTCACATGGTCTACAAATGATGGTGGAACGAATGCAGTATGGAGACATGTTTGTTGGACATTAACACCTTCAATAGTAGGAACTAATAATTCTAGATGGAATCTTTATTTGAACGGTTATTTGGTTAATACAACGTCTAATGGCTATTATCCGGATCCAAGTATAGTTAGAAGTAGTAATTTTATAGGAAAAGATAATTCTGGAAATTCGTTCAAAGGATATATTTGTGATTTTAGAATTTATAAAGGAGTTGCTCTTCAAACTGATATATTTAATGCTATGACAAATTCGATTAATTCAATCGGATTTTTAGGCAGTAACGCATATCCATATAATCTTTTAACTTTATATAAAACACCAAACGGTAGTTCATATGGTACTACTAGATTTATAATTAATGATGTTGATATAGGTTATTTATGTCAGTCAAAAGTGAGTGGTAATGCTATAATCAGTAGTAATTTGAAAGTCGAAATAGGGGGTTTACCAAAGGATTTATCGGAACTATTTGAAGCAAATCAGTAAAGTAATCATATTTCTTTATAAAAATTATAAATATGATTTTATTTTATTTTATTGTTTATTTCTTTTGTTTTGACTCGGAAGATGGAGGTGTAGCGGAAGGCATAGTAGGAGACATATGTGTATTTCCCTCTAATCCAACCGAAAACTTCCACACAAACTTCTGGGTAAGGTACAATATTAACGCAAAAACAAGTGCATGGACACCAGCAACCATCATTTTGCTTCCATGAGGGGGAAGGCGTAAAAACACATTAGGAGTTAAAACGAAGAAAAGGATAGCGGAATAGATAGCAACTGTAAGATTCATAGTATCTTATATAATTACTAAAGATATTTTTGAAATTTTCTAAATATATATTCTAAATTCTCGAATATATATTTATTTATGTTTATCGTTTAACGAGGGCCCTGTCCAATCTCTAAAGGAACGCGTGCCATGTCGGGCTCAATAGTACTTTGGTGCCATGGTCCAACATCAGCCTTGCTAATAATAGGGTCGGAACGCAACTGTAAATTTGCGTTTCTGAGGGTCTGGCCAATAGTGTCTAAACCAATATGGTATCCTGCTTGCAATAAATCGGGCATTAAGACATCACCTTGGTTCATTGTGTTAGGATTCAAAGCGGCCCATTGGCTGTTCTGGTCCTTGGGTAAAAGTTCGCTAGGATTAGCAACCGGCTGTAAAGCATAACCCGAACCCGTAGGGGCAACTGCAGCTGTAGCCGCGGGTGCGCTGGTAGCAGGAGCTTTAGGTGCTAAAGCAGGTCCATTTGTACCAACATCCATATTATCTTGAAGGTTTAGCTTTGAACCAGAATAGGATAAAAGAGCCCAAACTATGACTAAAAATATAATGAGAACGAGAATTCTTTCTTTAGTGAAAAACTTTGTAAATCCACTAGTAATCTGCTTAAACATTCTGTTTATATAAACGGCGGATAAAATTATTTATACCATTTGTTTTTAATACAAAATTTGCTAAATGAAAATATTTATTCTCGTTCTTCTTCAAAATTAAAATCGTCTTCTTCGTCACTTTCTTCGTCATCAATTTCATCAAGCATATATGTGTTTTTTATTTCTTTTGCTTCTAAATATGCAGATATAGCAAAATCCCTGGCTATCTTAGCCTTTCGTTTTGCTTCACGATATAATTCGTAATAAACATCGTTTCGTTCTTTTAATTGTAAAGTATCTGTTTCAGGCAATTCTTCTAAATGAAATTCTACTTCTTCCATTCCATCTGTATTTTTAATAGGCTCTGGAATCTTTATTGGAATTTCGAGTTGTGTTTCGAGTGGAGTTTCAACTGAATTTACCGGTTTATCATCATCAATATTAACAACATCATCAACATCATCAACAACATCAACGTTATTTAAAATTATTTCATTTTTTAACTGTTCAGGTATTTCTAAATTTTCCAAGTTAGGTTCAATAGTTTCTTGAGTTTCATTAGATTCATTCATTTCAGATTTAATATCATTTGCATTATTATGCAGAGACGTCTCGTGCGATATCCCTTGTTTATTCCCACTAGTTTTAAACAAACATTTTTCAAATAAATCCTGAGGTTTTAACACCATCATCTGTTTCATTTCAATTTCAATTTGAAAACTTCGCGATGAACACTTTATTCCTTGTATTTCCAATATAGTCATTATGTTCATTTTGTCATTTATCGTTTCTAAGTTTATTTCGCTCTCATTTTCATCATAAATTTTCAAGATGGGTTTACCTAATACAGTAGATATATTTATGCGAACTATGTAATATTTACCCGATTTATATAATTTCAACGGTGATGTGAAATAGTTCTCTATATCATGTAATTCCATTTCGCTATCAAACCATTTCGCACGATTATCAAAAATATACTGTTGACAATACGTTTCTAATTTTTCCATCCAATTTATAAACATTTCATTTTCATTAGTAAACATGAGGTCACTATAATAGCGCTTACCTGCTTTTATTATTCCTTGTTTTGTTGAACATTTCGGTGGTTGAATATAAAGTGGGGCATTATTAGTTAAAAACCGGATAAAGTAATTACCACCACTTATTTGGGTGGGTTTTGTTAGTGTTAATTTTTTAAAGTCAAAATTTACAAATCCGTCGTCTGTAATTATGTTATCCATTCTTAGATTTTAGGTATTTTTGTCTTTATTTAATTTATTCATTTTATTGATTATAAATTGATTTGGAAATTATACGGCGCGATTAAATAGTATTTAAATTTTATATCTTATTAACAAATGAAGAATATTCGAGAAAGTTGCGTAGAGTTTTTCCAGAATGAAGATATTCGTCGAGATGTTCGTGAAATAATTAAACCAATAGTAAATATAATTTATAATGAAATATATGTTTATCTGTGGTTTATTTGTATTTATAATGTTATTTTGATATTTTTAGTCGTAATAAATCTGGTTTTATTGTTAAGGTGGTTTAGCAAAAATCATGAATAGCATTTTAGGAATAAAATGAGAATATTATTTTATCAATAAAATTATATTATATATTGCTATTTTATATACAAATGCCAAAAAAAACGTCTAAGAGACACCATAGGTCTAAATCTATTGATAAAAAATGGACAAACAAACTAATGAAATTTTTTAAAGGTGGTTTAAACACACCTCCAACATCCTCACCTATTGTAACACCAGAACTTACACAACCATCTCCTATACTATCAACACCAGAAACAGAAACTGTAAAATCACCGCCAACATCCTCAGTTATTGCAACACCAGAACCTACCCAATCATCTCCTATACTATCAACACCAGAAACATCAGGTTCAATATCTCAAGATTCAGCAAGCGATAATTCTGATTTATTTTTTGCGGATGAAAGCTTTTTAGAATCATTCAAGGAAGGGGCTTCTTTCACAGATGATAACACATTAGTTGTATCTCCATCTTCTACCTCTTCTTCTCCATCTTCTACCTCTTCTTCTCCATCTTCTACCTCTTCTTCTCCATCTTCTCCATCTTCTACACAAACAACTCCTGAGAAATTTGAAGGTGGTAGTGATAACTGGAATACTATAGGATTTTTAAACAAAATGAATCCATTAAATTGGCTTCCTGCCACAAATAAACCTAGTAGTTCTGCTCCGATTATTGCCGCACCTGTTGTTCTAACCCCTGCCACTACTACTAATCCTACCCCTTCCACTACTACTAATCCTACCCCTGCCACTACTACTAATCCTACCCCTGCCACTACTACTACTACTACTACCACTAATAATAATGTTAATAACAATAATAATATGGTAGGTGGAAAATCCCTTAAAAAACATTAAGCGTCAATTCCTGCCGTTCTCCTTTACGCAAACCCTTTTTACAAACATAAGTCAAGAAGACATAGAAAACGTGGTCATGGAACCAAAAAAAGAAAGCACCATAAATAAATTCGAGTATCAATCTTTATTCTCCAGGCAAGAAATTGCAGAAAGAAGTGTTCAGAACTCCTTATTTAAGTACATTTTGGAAAACTATGGTTAATGCCTATCGTTAGATTTGTATTCATTTGGATACAAATAAGGAGAAGACCCATATCCTATTTAGAAATTAAACTATTTAGAACATTTTATATTCTTACTATAATATATAATGTCTGCCTGGACAAAATTCGTTACCGCTTACTATAAAAAAAAGAGCGTTGGAAATGCTAGTTACAAATTTAAGAATGCGTTAAAAGACGCTGCCAAAGTTTACAAATCCTCAGGAAAAACTGAGAAGGTAGCTCCCAAAGGAAAATCAAGAAAGGCCCATAAATCTCACGGCACTCGTAAGAACCGTAAATAAATATCCAATCAATATTATATTATATGGATAATATTGATAATTCGCACCAAACTGTTGTAGCAACTTCTCAAATAACAACAAAAACTCAATTAATCGAAAAAATACAAAAATGGGTTCTCATAGACAGTCAATTGAAAATCATTAATGAAAAAACGAAAAAATTAAGAGACATGAAAAATGGACTTACTGAAGAAATTTGCCAATACAAGTCGAATAATCCATTTGATAATACTATTCGAATAAGCGATGGAGAACTTAAGTTTTATGAAAAAAAAGAGACTACACCGCTCTCGTTTTCTTATATTGAAAAAAGTTTAGCAAATTTAATTGCGGATAAGGCACAATTAGAATATGTAATAAAGTATCTGAAGGAAAATCGTGAAACGACTACATCAATAGACATAAGGCGTGTTTATAAAAATAAATAAATATATACATACTTTATAGATTATGGATAATATGGATAATTATATTAATGATTTGGTATATAAAACAGACCCTAATGATGGAACAATAATTGCTGGAGGGTATCCTATGGCAAAATATTTAAAAAAGGAAAATCAGCGGCGTTCTCAAATAGGTGGTTCTATTTACGGAATCGCCCGGTTCGAACAATTGGTTATTCCGTTTTCTATTGATTCACATGATAACGGATATCATGAACAACCTATTTTAAAAAAAGTAAAATACCATGATACCATAGATGATGAACTATTTGATAAGCTCTTTGATAAGGTGGGTTCTCATCGTAAACCCAAGTCAAAAACTCATAAATCGAGACCTACAGAATCTCAACCTACAAAAACAAAAAAGATGGCTCGTAAAACAACGAAATAATAAAAAACATAACTTATATAATCTATGTTCTCAGATTTTATAAATATTATAACAAAATACAGACATGTTATTTATATTTTATTGGTCGCGATGCATTGGATAATGTTTTCTGGAACTATGTTGGTAATTTTACTTACAAATGATTTACCAATCCTGGTTCTCGCTAACATGTTTTTATATCTGATTCTCACGATGAATATTATATTTGGGGATTGTCCGATGACATTAATCGAAGAACAATATTTAGGAACGACTATGATGGATACTATTGGAACAGTTATCCCATTTAATTATAATGTTTCATCGCGTGGAAATTATACGCTACAGTGGATATTGATGTCTATTATGGTTTCTACTACAAAAATCATATTGTTATTAATGCGATATTGTTTCCAGGAATTTTTATCTAGTAATTGAAAACCGACTACTATAAAATATAATTATATAGTAGTTATGTTTGAAACAATTACTGATAGCCAACATTATTCTAGGAAAGATTCATTTATAGTAAACCAAATAAAATTGGCTACTGTTAATGAGCCACTTTATTTGACAGCTCTATTCTTGGTGTTTTTCATTAATTATAAAACAGAGCGTAATATTTTTATTTCGATATTTACATTCTATGCGGTTACTAGCTGGAGTTATTTTTCTCATTTGTTAGCACATAACAAATTATTTAGCACCTTTGGTAAATTACATTTATTGCATCATGACCCAAAATACCACGATTCCTATATAGTATTATTAATAGAGGCGTTGATTGATTTTTTTGTATTTGGTGGATTCATATTAATATTTTTCGGCGCGGTGTTTGAAAAATTATTTAAATTTCATGTTTTTAACCCATATATTATTTTACTCTGGGCTCTATTTTATCTGACATATCATTTAATAAATTACCATATAAGTAAGCCAGACGCACATAAACAACATCATATAGATGACGGTGTCAGCAATTTTGGACCGGAATGGATGGATATTATATTTGATACGAAGACTGATAAAAGTGCGTTTGAGAACCTGAATAGCGGTATATTTAATTTGTTAGTTGTTTCCGCAGTTATTTTATATTTTAAAGATTCAAGCTATGATTTAACCCACATTTTCGACGATATAGTATCAAGGACTTTGTAAAATTATATAATAATTTTATATTATATAATGCCGAAAACATCAGTAAAAACATTTTTATCATTGGTTCATAAATTGAACGAAGATATGGACAATTTAGCCACTAATGGACTAGACATAGTAAAACGTATAAATGAAATTGATTTTGATTCGATTACAGGACCGTCAGAAGAAGAAGAAATGAAGATTTTATACAATAACGTAGGCGACAATTTTAGAAAATTAAATGATATGAAACAGACATTAATGGGTGGATTACAACGAAAGGTTATACAAGAAATGAATATGTCAACTCCTAGTTCAAAAGTCAAAAGCCTAACTTTGAATAGAAAAAGTAAACAACGTTCGAGAACAACCCGACGCATAAGAAGTATATAATTTCATGTATAATAAAAACTATACATAAAATATTGTCTCTAATTTTGAGACCACTTTTTGGTGTTATACGAATTTAATTGTAACAATTTATCAGCATTTTCTTTCCAATAACCGACCTTAGCATCTAATGCCTTTTGTTCTTCAGTTTTAGGTGTGACTTGATTTTGTTTTGCTGACATACGGTTTAAATCCGCCTGTGTTGGTTTCGGTTTTTTTCCGTAACAATTGACTCCAAATTTCATATAAGGATTTGCTATATATCCACCATTAACTCCAGGTCGGCCACAATCATTCTTATGTTTCTCATCTTTTTGTAGGTTATTCCATGTAGAACGTTGTGTGGGGAAGAAAATCATTTGCCCATCTGACCAACCATAGTTGCACCATTCAGCCCCTTTGTTATAAGACTGTTCAATTTGGTCATAGGTAGCTAATTTTGCGCCGTATGAAGTACAAATCGCTTGCGCATCATCGTATGTATAAAGATTATTAGAAACATTAAACACTTCTTCTATCGGTTTAGCACCGCTCAAATCAACAATTTTATTTAAACTTATGTCTATAGGTTTAGTCGGTATAGATTTCCATATACTAGTTGCTTTGAATGAATTCATAACATCAATTCCTAATACATATTTGAAAAAATCCACAAAACAAATGATAACCAGGAGAACCCAAACTATAGTTTCAACAATAGAAATGAAAATAGGTTTTGTTTCAGCTGTCATCGGAAAACGAAATAGATAAACAACCACATAAAATACGAAAATAAAGAGCCCTGTTGAAAATATAGAGTTTGGGTCATCGACATAATCCGTAAATTTTTTATACATATCTGTAAGTAGATTACTCTTTTGTTCATCTGTAGAAGAATAATAATAAGAAATTAAGAAAATTAGCAATATACCTAAAATTAACAAATCTAAAGTATTGCTTAAACGTAATTGGAAATTAGAAGTGTCTGAACCAGCATTCATGAAAAACCCAAGAATAAAGTAAACAATAAAATAAATTGCTAAAAACCATATTATTAAAATGATATTTGATTTATTAAAAATTTTGTAAAATAGGGATTGTTCGGTATTACCAGAGGCATCTGTTGGTTTATTCCCCGAAACATCTACTTTTTTCACAGTATTCCCTGAAACATCGGTGTTTTGCGTACTATTTCCCGAAACATCTACCTTTTTCACAGTATTCCCCGAAACATCTACCTTTTTCACAGTATTCCCCGAAACATCTTGCTGTTTTTGTGCCCATGTTGTCGCTTTATCTGTATATGTTTCAATCATAATTCTAAATAGATATATTATACCAAGTTATTTTTTTTACGATAAAATAAACAGTAAGCAAGAGGAGTAATTACAGTTTTTGGGTCATTTATAGTTTCGACACTTCTATCATTATAATGGTTCCAGCTGTTTTGTGCATTTTTTACAAATGCAGTATAATGACCACCCATCGGTCCACCCATGTGATTACAAATACCAAATAAATCATATTTATAAGAAGCCGGATTGTATCCACGAATATAGCGTGATAAGTCTAAATTATCTATTGGAAAATCAATAAGATTATTTAATTTATGTTGACCGTCCGGAGAAAACCGCTTTAAAACGATGACTAAAATTTTAGGAAAATTCCAAAAAGAAATTTGCTTCTTTATGTCTTCTTTTTCGCCAGTTTTTTCGTTATACCAAGCATTATCACCTTCTAAACATTCTGGTTTTACAAATATGTCAAAACAGTTATATATATTTGATGCAACCTCAGTTCCATCTGTAATTGGTAAATCCAATATAAAATAACTCTCAGGTTTCATCACATGACGTGTTTTACCATCTTTTGATATAATTTCAGAAACAAACAATCCATAATACATATCCATTATTTCCGAGTATTCTTTTGAATAAGTAGTTTTTAATGTTTCGTAACATTTTATCGCCATTTCATCAATATTATTCTGTATAGTTCCGCTAATACTCATATTGACACCGCGCGAAATACTAGTATGCATACAATCTATCATAAATAGCAGGAATTCTGGCATATCATTCTGTGCATATCCAGTAAAAATATCCTTATTTTTAATAGTTGCAACGCGGTGAACATTAAATACGAATTTTTTTGGGGTAACTGTTCCATTACCGCTCCACATAACTTTTCGAAGGTCATTCCATTCTATTAATATATCCGAATCTGGAGAACCTGGTTTTAAAAAACGAGTATATTTCTCAGAATCAAGAAATTCGTTCAATTCATACGTGTGATTTAAAACTTGCATACATGCGTTTAAAAAACAAGTATTTCCCAAATTTTCTATTCCAGTCAATCCTTTATTGTGGTATTTTGATAGGTCCATTTAAATAATATATTAATAAGAATATATAGAGTTATCGCTTTAAACTATTATCAAATATGAATAATGATAGATTTTCAAGAAATAGACAAAACATCGGTCGATATAATGATATACTTAATGATAATATACAAAACATAGTAGAGGATGTAATAAATGAATATTTAACTATTCCATCACGTAGACCAATAACCCCAAATGTAAGAAGCAGACCAAATATTCAAAATAACAACAATACTCAGGGTGAAACATATGTCGAATACATGTCTTTGTTGCATGCTTTACGTGACATTATAACTGGCTATAACACAAATATACGAGAATATAACCATAACATAAATATGAGTTTACAATTATTAATTAGTGCACAATACGACTTATCTAGAATTCGAACACAACAATTTGGTCAACAAACACAAACTGAACAACCACAACCGGAACAATCAAGAAGTCAAATACCCGAGAACCCTTTAAGACGAAATAATAGAACTAGCAGTCCCACCCCATTTAGAACCGCTGAACCGATTCCAACACAAGTAAATAATTTGCGCACAAATCGCAATAATGTAAATCGTGACGGAACGAGCATAAATAATTTGGCATCACAAATTCTTGGAAATTTGTTAACTCCTAGTAGAACAAGTACGCCTATAGAAAGAACAATTAATAGCGCTATTTATCGATATTTTCCTTCTGCTAATTTTCAAGATGTGGTTGTATACCCAACTTCCGAACAAATAAATACAGCAACAGAACAAATTGAATATATCAATAATGGTAGTAATAGCACAAATTGCCCGATTACATTAGATGAATTTGAAGAAGGAGAACAAGTTACTCGTATATTACATTGTGGACATATTTTTAAAAAGTCCGCGATAGAAAACTGGTTTTGTCGAAATGTAAGATGTCCGGTTTGTAGATATGATATTCGCGAATATGTTACACCAACACAACTTGAAAGGTCGCGTCAGACCCCACCAATTACACCATCAACGTCTGCTAATAATTTGACAAGTTCAGTAAATGAACCTTACTTAGATTATGAAACTGAAAACGATGACAGCGACGATGAATATAGCGAAGCGGTCGAACCTGTTTCTAATACAGCAACTAGTGAAGATGCAGATTATTATGACAATTCTATGAACACAACCGCCACAAATAGTTTAAATGATTTATTGAATGAAGTTACAAATAATTTTAACAGTCTTATTCAAAATTATAATAGAAACGCAAGTAATACTGAAATGTATTATAGTATAGAAGTTACACCTATTAGTTTATACGATTTATCTATGAATATAGAAGTAGATTGATAAAAAATTTTATTTTATAGAAAATATTTTTGTTTTATCGGTATTTACGAACGACCGAAGAAACTTGTAATCGTTTGAATGCGATTTTGTTCATTATATATTTTTGTTAATACCTTGTCAAACAAGAGTGCTTTTATTTTTCGGCTGCATGCCTTTTCCTTTTGTTTCATGAATGTTTCAAGGTCCGGATATTCATGTTCCAATTTGTCAAGTTCTTTTTGGAATAACTTTATAGCGGTGCGCTTACCATGAAGGGTCCATATTTGTTCAAGTGCTAATCCAAATAATTGTTGTAGCGGTTTCATAAGCTGATTAGTGATATAGTGATTATAGTCAATCTGTAGTTTGTTTTCTATGATAAATTCGGGGGTTTCAATCTTGTCTCCCATTAACGCCTTTGGATTTTCATTAACTATGAATACAAATTTCATACGGTCTCCCGCTTTTGGTTTATTTCCTGGGTCTCGTTTACCGATTCGTTCAGCCAATACATTATGCCCAATTTGTTGTGGATTTTTATAGTAACCACGTAATGCTTTCGTAATTGCCAACTTATCCATAGGAATTTTACCTTCAACTAAGTCATTAAGCGATTTGTCAAGATATTCAATTGCCCGCTTTATATTATCCTGTTGTGTTGTATCCATCAACATATTCAAAATTCCGCCATAAACATCTTTTAAATAATCACAAGAATCTCGGCGTTTTATAGAGAGACCCATGAATTTTAGTTTGCCTTTATTTGCATCTGTTTCATACAACATACCAACATATCGTTTCTTAGATAATAAAATAAATGGCATCAGAGTTTTTTCATAAGAAAGTTCCATCGGAGATTTTAACCATTTACTACATAACTGCGCGGCATCTTGTGCTATTTCAATCGTCATTTCGAGTGCTGGTTTACCTCGGATTTTTTCACCGGTGATTGGATTTTCTAGATTGAATGTAAAGAATACTGAGTCGGTATTATGTACTATCATATTACCTACACCTCCTGCAAAATGATGATTTTCAGTTGTTAAATCATAAACATATCCTTCATAGGGTATTTCTGTAATGGATATTATCTTGTTTTTATTTTCTACAAATTTCTCTTCTCTCTTAGTGGTATTTAAATATATTTGTTTTCTTTCTTCGGTAGTTGGAATATGTTTACCATTTTCGCGCAACTTGTTGGCAAATATTTGCGGAAATGGTTCATTCCATGGTTTTGTCTTTTCCAACTCTTTTATTTGCTTGTTTTTTGGAACCATACTAATAATAATAGTATGTTTGCCTTTTGTATAAGGTCCATTCGCATCATTATAGTAATCATCATCATATGAAATTGTATATAGATTATATTTATTGAATGATGTTAAATTATAATAACACATCGCAGCATCTAGCATATTATCAAAACAATAATATTCATTATTATGCGGAAGACCCTGTTCGAAATATATTTTAGACTTAGGTAATTCGTTGTGTAGCAATTCGTCGCCAATATTTAAATCTTTTGATGAAATTTCCTCGCCATTAGGTTTTAAAAGAGAATGGTCATCTGTAACATCAACCAAACCAGTATGTGTCAATACACGTACCATTTTTTTATGAGGCGCCAAAATATGACGAATTACGCGGTACAATTTTGTCCATCCGCGTTCTGTCCACGTTTCAATTTCAGGAAGTTCGCATATTTCCTTGTCTTGTTTTCCATTTTCTAAACAACGCGTCCATTCGCCATTACCGTATTTTTCACATAATTGTTCAATCGTACATATATCAAATACCCCATTTCTTCTAACATAAACTGGTGTATAATTTGCTACACTATCTCCGTATACATACTCAGCTTTTGTTTTAACTGGCCCATGAATCGCAGTTTCATAAACCATATCTCCATAAACTTCCTCAATAATACGCTTTGCATATATTATCATCATTCTACCAGTTGCTGTAGTAGACGCAGCAACATCTTTTTCATAGAATGTCGAAGTTCGTGAACCACATTGTCCATAAAGTGAGTTTGCAGTTACTTTGTATCCAAGCTGCCTTTTGTCTAGAATATTTTGCATAAACGGGTCTTTCACAGTTTTAATCATTTTTCGTGTATCAGAACGTGCTTTCAATAATTCTTCTAGAATACTAGGCATAATACCTTTTTTATCTTTGGGGAATTGCGCCCAACGACATATAATTTTACCTACTTTTGTCTTTTCCGCACGCGCAGTTGCATTTTTGCGAATATATTTAAATGTGTCAAATTCCATATCTATATACTCGTATCCTGGCAAATTGTCATAAACAAACTTTCCATTATTATCCCTTTCGCCAGTAATCTTTATCAATTCACCAGCCAAATTATATTCTTTTGTCCATACCTTACTATCATGAGAGAAATTCTGGCTAATCATAGAGGATGGATATAGAGATGAATAATCAACACATGCGACTGGGTTATCCATATACATTGAACATTTTGGCGGTAAAACAATAGCTCCTTCATAACCATCTGCTTCTGTCGTTTTCTCCAAATCAGGCATTAGAGTATTTTTCTCACGGCATTTTTTAGCGACGAAACTTGTGAGTTTAATACCCTGTCCGCGGAAAACTAAGAAACTGATTGGAACACTACAAATACTAGACATCTCAGTATAACCAGTAATTACATCGATTTTATTCATCAAATGATGAACTAGGTTACAATCTTGAATACAGTATTTCGCGACGATGGCACGGCCACTCGAATCGCGATTTGCTAATCTAAAAATATCTTGAGGAGTTACGTCATCTTTCGCCATACCCCATTTTACAGATTTGGAACGGTCAACATTCTCATGTCCACCGATAATAATTACATTATATTTATTTGTCATTTCTTTGCCTTTGATTGTTTCCACAATTTCTCGCCCACGGTCAATTTCCAAAACGCGGAATTTCTGTCCATTTTTATAATAATCTGATGTAAAACTGCTTAGTTCTATATGAATAAAATCACCTACGTTCAACCCCATCAGATTTTGACTGTATAATTCAGTTATGTCTCCATGAGTTGCATGAGATGTGCAGACAATTTTCTTAACATCGTCGCTAATAAATTGACCAGCAACGTCATCTAGCTTGTATGATGATAGATTGAAATCTCGTCGGAAATAAGCATACATATCAATTTGAAGACGACCAATCATTTTAAAGAACCGTAAGTCATATTCTCCACTCGCAATTACTAATTTTGTATTTTCTATAGTTAATTCTCCAGTATCGCGAGATTGTGACGCACATAAATCGCCAATTTTTCTTGATAAAAGCAGGAATTGCTTGGCGCATTCATTTTCTTGGGAACGTCGAAACATAAACTCATAATCAAAACCAAATATATTGTATCCAATAATAATATCCGGATTTTCTGTTTGTATTAAATCGGCCCACTTAAGTAATAAATCCGATTCTGTTTCTACTGATTCAATTACTACGTTTTCTACTGGGTCACAAGACCCCAAAACTAAACAATGATTCAAATAAGGCTCTGTTTCACCATATTTGAGAAACGTAGAACCAATAAATGTCACCTTATCACCCTCTAGTTTTGGAAATAGCATAGTCAAAACGTCGTTGGATATTTGTATTTTTTCATCGCGGTCATGTTTATCACTAACCAGCAAATCTAATATTGTTATTTTTTTCTCAATAGCAGATGGCTTTTTGTAAAACTGTCTAACCGGCTGAGTTATCTCTTCTACATCAACTAATCCATTTGATTCATTAACTGTCCCAAGAACATCGCCTTCGTCATCGCCATCAGTACCTCCTCTTTTATGTGTTTCTCTGATTTTATCGAAAACTGAATCAATAGTTAAAAGTCTAGAATTGTCTTCCTCTGTATTCGCCCTTTTTGCTTGGTCTATTGTTTTTTCGTATAAAATAGTTATAAGATTATTAACGCGCTCTTTTGAAGGGGGAGTCTTAGGATAAACTATATCCACATCATCAAAAGCACCAAACCCAAACGCTGCCATGATGACTTTTTTTAACAAGACCTTACTTTTTGCTGAATCCATGAATTGTAGTTGTTTGAGAAATGCATCTACTAAATTTGTAGCAAGACGTTTATACGTCTTAATGGGTACGGGAAAATCCCCATGACTACTACTTGCCTCAATATCAAAACTACATATTTTATATGGAACCCGGGTTTCTTTAGAAGGCATGGGAATGAGTTCTTTTATTGGGCAAATATATTCATACTTACAAGTCGTTGTGTGAATTGCCGGTTTTAAAACTCGATTTGTCTTAAAAGAAACCCATCCAGAAGGACTAATGTTATTAATATGGAAATATCGGAGTAATGGAGGAATATTACTTTCATATAGTTCCAAACTAGTTTTAAAGGATATCATAGGTTTCCTTTTACGATATGATACTCCGGTTGAATGATTTTCCACATATTCGTACCAAAGATTTTTGTATTTATTCATCGCTGCGGAATTTTTAAATATTATCTGAATAAATTTGTGGCTTTTTCCTCCACTAAAACCGTATAATTTTTGTCTATCAACTAGTTTGAATGAAGCGATTGAATCATTATAGCGTTTTTGCACCTTTGTTTTTAATTCGCGAATAAACGTGTTAGTTTCATAGTCCCCCCAATTATCACCAACTTTAACGAAGAAGAAAGGTTGGAAATCGTTTATATATAAACAACACGTCTCTCCGGTTTCGTTTACTCCAAACATCTGAACTACAAATACTTGGTCATCTTTATTTGTAGACCTCATGGGTTTGTCGCTGTCTACTGATTCAGGGTCGGAACCAACCGCGTCTTCTGTTTGTTGCGAATCATCATATACATGAAAATCAAATAACCGGAAGGTTTTTACTATAGCGAGCTTTTTTGGTTTTGACATCTCGATTTGATAATATTTTAAATTAAGTATCTTTTAGATATTTTATATATTTGAATTCAATTTTCTACATAAATATATTAGTGCGATATATTTATGGGAATTTTATTTGGTTTTGCTTTGTTTGCTTTGTTTTCTTGGTTTTAGTTTGTATCCACCGGTTGTTGGCATTTTGGGATTACCACCTAAAAACCATTTTTCTAACCCGTCTGTTGTTCGTTCTCCGTTATAATATTCTATCGAACCTCCACGTTTTTTAAATATAGTTGGAAACCCATTTACTTTTAATGGTTCTCCTTTTATATTTTTATTAATATTTGCTATTTTGCCATCTTTTTGGGAATCCGAATCCTCGATTTCAATTATTTTTCCTGCTAGATTCTTGAATTGTGGGTTTTTTAATAGAGATTGTTTTACCTCATTCCATACTGGTTTTAATGCTTGACAGTGACCGCACCAATTTGCAAAAATCAATCCGGCTAATACTCCATCAGCGGGCTTTTGATTTTTACGCGTCGCTCTAAATCTGCGTGGATTTTTGTGTCTAGTTCTATAAACCATTTTATATTAAGTTATATATATTAAGTAGATATTTTTCCTAGACATAGTGTATATCGGTAATGAATAAAATAAAGGCATTTTTTGTATTATTTCTAATTGTAACATTTTTAGTTGGAATTTATATTATTTTTTCTGTAAAAGAGGGCGTGGAGAATCTTGAAAATAATAGTTGTCCTGATTTATTAATACAAAAGGGAAACGTATTAATGTTATATAATACAAGTAAACCAATAGTAGAAGGTCAAAACCCTATACCGTTTTTTAATTTAGATGAATATATCAACTATTTAGAAATACAGCGGTCTAAAGGAATTAATTGTCCTGTTCTCTATTTGAAACAAGAAAATAACGCGCAAGGTGAAGATGTTCTCAGAATGCGTCCCAGCCCTTTTGATTTACAAGGTGGTCTTCCTACTATGGTTCCTACACAAGTTTCTAATGTAGTAAATGTTATTGATGCAAATCGTGAAAATGCTCCATACAACTCCAATAACTTCCCTGGATTTGACCCACAAGGTTTACATGTAGGTGAGTATACTAATTTGGACCAAATACATGATTATACCAAACAGAATAAAATTAGTGATAATCCTATGGACCCTAATTGGGCAGGAACTATTTATACGCAACAGATGGTTGATTCTGGTAAATATGAAGGTAGTAATGTGTCTAGGCCTATTCTATTTACCCCGAAAACCGCATTTTATCCTACAATTAATGGACCCACAAACCCCCCAGTTGATATTTTGTAATTTACATTATAAAAATTGTAATCACAAAAGCATAACTGCTGTAAAATAAATATTATCTTTAGTAAAAACATAATATTTATATTAAGTATAATGGAAAATATTCCTAAAACCACGATTATTTACTCGAATAAAATTCATACACGATTTATCAGTTTCCCGGATGTTTCAGCAATTAGCTCTATAGCTACAACGAATGACATTAATTTAGTGCCAATTTTGAATGGTGAATATTTAAATATAACTACTGATGAAAATACCGCTCTTCATACACTTGGATATATTCGAATGAGTTTATTTACAGATGGAAGTGGAAATACTGCTGCTCTGGATTCAAATGGTAATCCTATAATTTCACGTTTAGTTACTGAAACAATATACACTTATCCGTATACTGATATTTCAGGTAATGTTAATATTGATGGTTATTTGACTGTTTATTTTGATGATGGTAGTTTTTTTGGAAATAATGATGTTAATAATTCCGCTTTTTGGTATATGATTGAAGGAGTTTCTACTGAATATAAACAATTTACTTAGTTAAATATTGACGAATATTTTCCAAACTCGTTTTGCTAATTTTGCGGATTTTTCCATTTGTTTCAATAGTAAGGTTCTCTAAACATGTTGGATTATTCTGTAATTCATGAATCATTCTAGGAAATGTTCCAAAATGTTTCATAATAGCGATAGCGGTGACCGAACTAATTCCGGGAATTTGGCATAAAATAATCTCTCCAATATTTTCTGGCGTTACGTTCTCCTTCTTTACCTTTTTTACAACGGTGCAATAATTAGCCGGATCATTTTTAACCTGTTCTATTGAGTTTTCTGTTTTTTCAGTAGGTTCAGTTTTTGTATAATAGGGTTTCGCTCCTTCGGTTATTTTCCTTTCTATTTTATTAGCCATATGTATTAACCATTCGGCGGTCTCACTCATCATAGATGTGCGTTGTACACTAAACCCTTTAAAAAATTGTAAGGATGTCATCGCGGAATATATTATTTTTTTATCTGAATCATTTCGCAATTGAGAGAACATTCCTTCTAATAAATAAATAATTGAATGTACAGGTAATCCACTAGAATGTTCCAATCTATATGACTGTTCTTCATATCTTCCATCTTTTATTGATGCCAATAAATCTGAAAAAGATTTGCGTTCAATCATTAAATAGATGATATCGTCAGTAATCCCTTCTTTCAAAGTTGGTTTTAAAAGAATATCACCTAAAGGGAGAACTTCCTTGGATAGCTGGATATTGCTTAAATTAGGCTGATTTGCTAATAAAGTTTGACACCTTTCATAAAGAGCTGTTTCGCGTTCATCAATAATTATACGCATGTTAAATAATATAATGAAAAACAAGAAATCATTATATTGTTTTTAAGTTATTAAATAAATTTCCACCAAGAACGAACAGTTCCGGTATTGCGAGATTGTTTAACATTTGCGTTAATAGCAGAGGTAGTCTGAAAGCTCTTAAGTTGGCAACAGTGATTGAGTTGAACACCGGTAGTTATTCCCATCACAACGCTTGTGTAAGCCTCACGACCAACTTGAGGATATAAACCAGCCTTTTTGTTTCCTCCACCCTGATTTTGATTAACGATAGAGGATGTGTGTCTAGCACGTTTAGTAGAATTCATGAGAACCATCTTTAATAGTTATATTATATCTAAATATTTTATTTTAGAGACCTCCATAAAATATTTTAAAAGAATATAAAAACGTATTACGAATATTAATTAGCACGATTCATTTTATTTGATAGAAATAACATGAATAATGATGACGATGTACGAATTGAAAAAAATCAGAATGGAGTAGATACATACATATTTGACCCATATAATCCCCTAAATAAACCAATTACTGATTATGAGGTTCAAGATATACTTAAAAGATACGGAATAAGTGTTTCTGTAAATAATCTGGCCCTTTATAAACGCGCATTTGTGCATCGTTCTTATACGAAACGTCCCAATCTTGAAAACGAACAAAATAATATAGTAATTGTAGAAAAACCGGCTGATTGTTTGCCTCTTTACACTAAATCGAATGAACGATTGGAATTTGTAGGAGATGGTGTATTGGAATGTATTACTAAATATTATCTTTATAGAAGATTTCCTAAAGAAAATGAGGGGTTCATGACAGAAAAGAAGATAGCTTTAGTTAAAAATGAATCCATCGGAAAGATGGCATACGAGATGGGGCTACATAAATGGTTTATTTTATCAAAACATGCGGAGGGTAAACAAACCAGAACGAATCTAAAGAAATTGGGGTGTTTGTTTGAATCGTTTATTGGTGCGATGTTTTTAGATTTCAATAAAATTACTGTAAATGATGAAGATGGTTGGTTCAAAGATGTATTTGTTACTGGCCCTGGTTTTCAAATGGTGCAAATATTTGTCGAGAATGTCTTTGAAAAACACGTGGACTGGATTAATTTGATTAAGAACGATGATAATTATAAAAATATTCTACAAGTTAAGATACAGAAAGAGTACAAAGTTACGCCTGATTATTTGGAAGTTGAAGAACATAATACAGAAAGTGGTTATTACATGGGAGTATATTTATGTTTAGGCCAACCAATACATAAAGTAATTCCAAGTCAGGCAATTCATATATCGAAGTTTGCGTCACATAATGATATACATAATTTAATGTCAAAAAATAACAAGGTATTTGTATTTTTGGGCGGAGGTAAACATAAGATTAAAAAGAAGGCAGAACAACTGGCGTGCGACGATGCAATCAGACAATTAGCGAATTTTTGATGCGCTTATTGATTAAGAAATTTATAATACTATAATATAGATAGTATTATAATGAGTGTTTCAATAGTTAGTTTAGAATTATTAGAAAAGAAATTAATACCAAATAGACAAAATAATGTGCGTATTCATTTTGGAGAACAACTACAAGAACAAGAACAAGTTGATGAAGTCGAACCAGGGTCTCTCGGCGCAATAAATAGAGCGCAACCTGTATCTATCTTCGATAAAAGATTTAAATCTACTATTAATCGTAAATTAATTCTTGAACGATTAGAAAAAAATGATGTTTTAAAAGTAAAGTCCGAACTTTTGGTGAAACCAACGGTTCCTCAAGGTGTTCCTGTTCCAGAAATTATTTCACCCATTCCTATTCCTATTAATAAAAAGAAAAAATTGGTGATAAAAGAGAGAGCCGAGAACCTTCTAAGCCCTGTTATTGCAGAACCTACCGGGTTTAATATTGAAACTGCAGATGAAGAAATTGAAAAAGAATTAGAAAAAATAACCCAACTAGTAGAGGCAAAAAAACCCGTTATCTTGGAAGATGATATTAAAGAACAAATGGCGGAAAAAATAATAGATGAAAAGGAAAAACCTAAACGTGGAAGAAAAATAAAAATACGCGAGGGAGATGTTAAAATGTCGGATATCGATTTAACTACAGCGGTTATACGAACACAGAAAGTTGCAGATAGGTTACCTAAAGAACGTGAGAAAGTTATAGTTAAGGCATCGAGTTATTATATGAATAATCGCAAAATTTTTATTCAGAAATTGACTGAACTGTTTAAACCATACAGACAAGATATTATGGCGGATGTTGATAAAGTATCATGTGATTCGAGTCAATCCGCAGATTTTGATTTATTGACACATCAAAAAATTGTTCGTGATTATTTGAATTTATACACACCTTACCGAGGATTGCTCTTATACCACGGTTTAGGGGCTGGAAAAACGTGCACATCCATAGCTATCGCAGAGGGTATGAAATCAAACAAGCGAGTTTTTGTATTAACCCCCGCATCTCTTAAAATGAATTTTTTCAGCGAAATGAAGAAATGTGGAGACCCCCTTTACAAGAAAAACCAATTTTGGGAATTCGTTTCTATTGACGGAAATCCAGAATATGTTGGTATATTATCTAGAGCGTTGTCAGTATCAACTGATTTTATACGTAAAAAGGGTGGTGCATGGTTGGTTAATATACAAAAGGAGGCTAATTTTACTGAATTATCAACCGAACAACAAACCGCAATTGATGAACAATTGAACGAAATGATTCGTTCTAAATATACTGACATAAACTACAACGGAATGAATCGCAATAAGCTCAATTTATTGACAGGCGATATGACTAGAAACCCATTTGATAATTCAGTTGTTGTGATTGACGAGGCACACAATTTCGTAAGTCGTATAGTCAATAAAATAAAATCCCCCGATTCTATTTCGTTTATTTTATATGACCTTTTATTGAAAGCAACTAACGCAAAAGTAGTATTATTAACTGGTACACCTATTATAAATTATCCAAATGAAATCGGCATTTTGTATAATATTTTACGTGGGTATATAAAATCATGGACCATGACAGTAAATGTAAAAACTGCAGAAAAGGTAAATACGGATAGTATTATTACTATGTTGGATAAAGCGAATTTGAGAACCTTTGATTTGGTAGAATATAGTGGAAATAAACTAACAATTACACGTAATCCATTTGGTTTTATAAATACAAAGAAACGAGGTATATTAAAAGGAACGCAACGCGTAAAAAAAGATGTGATTGGTGGTGCCTCAAATAAAACGAAGAAACATTATTCGAAAATAGAGAACCCAAATGATAACATAATGGTAGAACGAATTGAAAAACCACAGGATGAATTTATTGAATCAGATGCTGATGTCGATTTATTATATAAACAGGGCGCTAATTTTGAGAATAACCCATATATGGGAGGTTCTAGTGAAGCATTCGAAAGGTATGATGGCGTTAAGTTAGATGAAACTGGTAATATTTCAGATACCGACTTTATAAATAAAGTGGTTGCTATTTTACGTAGAAATGACCTTGAAATTCCGATGGCGACTATTGAAACTCATTTGTACAAGGCTCTTCCTGACGAATCCGAAGCATTTTTAAATACTTTTGTGAATGATGAAACTAAAGAAACCAAAAATATTAACTTATTTCAGCGCAGAATATTAGGTTTGACGTCTTATTTCCGTAGTGCTCAGGAACAATTGTTACCTCGGTTTGTAAAAACCTCGGAGGGCGACAATTATCATGTAGTTAAATCAATCATGACAAATTATCAGTTTGCTATTTACGAAAAAATTAGAAAAGAAGAAGCTGATAGAGAAAGTGCGGCTAAGAAAAGAAAGCGAAAACAACAGAGTGGAACAGAAGAGGTCTATAATATTTCATCTACTTATCGTATATTTTCAAGAGCAGCCTGTAATTTTGTATTCCCTGATGGTATTGTTCGTCCTGTTCCAACTATTAAACCAGAAAAAGATATATCCGAATCGACTTTTGATGCTATACCTATTGAACAAAGAGGAAATATTGATGAATATGCTCCAATCGGCGAAGAAGAAGATAAGCAAGATGCTGAAGAAGAAATAACTGGAGAGAACATACGCACATATGCAAAACGCATAGAAAAGGCGTTGGAAGATTTAAATGTTAAAATAGAGGGTTCCGATGAATCAAAATATTTAACACCAGATTCATTAGAGAATATAAGTCCAAAATTCGCCCAAATATTAGAGAATATAATTGACCCAGAGAATGTCGGCCTACATTTATTATATAGCCATTTCCGAACGATTGAGGGTATAGGAGTTTTACGTCTTATTTTGTTAGCGAATGGGTTCGTCGAATTTAAAATAAAACGCGGTGCATCGAATGATTGGGAAATAGAAGATACTGACCCAGAAGGAAATGCAGGAAAACCTAGATTTGCCCTTTATACAGGAACTGAAACCGTAGAAGAAAAGGAAATTATCCGTAATGTATTTAATGGTATGTGGGATTATGTTCCTGCTTCTATAACTACTGTATTGAGAAGAACAGCCGAAAATAATATGTATGGTGAGGTAATAAAATTATTAATGATTACTTCGTCTGGTGCTGAGGGTATTAATTTAAGAAATACACGGTTTGTTCATGTAGTAGAACCATATTGGCATATGCCACGGGTTGAACAGGTTATTGGTCGAGCTCGCCGTATTTGTAGTCATCAAGATTTACCAGAAGAATTGAGAACTGTGAAAGTCTTCTTGTATATAACATCCTTATCTGAAGAACAAAAAACGGATGATAAACATATAGATTTACGAATACGCGATATAAGCAGAATCGATAAGAAAACCCCGGTTACGACTGACGAAACATTATATGAAATAGCCAGTATTAAACAGCGTATTAATAACCAGATTTTACAAGCGGTAAAAGAAACAGCCATAGATTGCAATTTATATTCATCAAAGCAAACTGACGAACCATTAGTGTGTTATGGTTTTGGAAAAGTGGATTCAAACCAATTCATTTCATATCCTGTTTTTGAGAGAGACCGTGATGACAAAGCAGGTTTAGATGTTGCAAAAATACGTTGGAAAGCGTTGAAAATAACTATTTCTGGTATTGATTATGCGTTGAATGAAGATACAAATGAATTATATGATTTTGAAAGTTATCAACGCGCAGCGAGAACTGGAGTTGAACCTATTTTAGTTGGAAGATTGGTAAATAAATATGGGCAATATGATATAGAAGAGGCATAAAAATAAAATATATCTAATTATAATTATATAAATATATTTTAACATGCAGATATTAACTATGGATTCAATCTTATTTTCATTATTAGCTTTGCCTGCTATAGTTTTTTATGCTGGATATACGACATTCATAATTTGCCAGTTTTTAAATAAAGAATTCTTTCGACCAGATATGAAAATTACAGATTTGGATACGTTGAAAATGCGCGCAATACCACCTCTAGCTTTTTCCGGTTTTTTATCACTTCATACTTATAAAAATGCAGATGCATTAGCACATACATGGGTAACGTTTTATTTCAATATGGCATCTTATTTGTTTTTTGTTGAATTAAGTTATTATATATATCATCGCATTGTTCATACACGTTTTTTTTATAAAATGATACATTCTTATCATCATGCTAATATGAATACGTATCCTATCGATTTTTTGTATGCGAATATGATAGATTTTTATATGTACATGGTGTGTTTACATATACCCACATTTATATTACCTATGAATATAAGTGAATATTTATTTGGAATATATTTTTTTACTACTATGGGGTTTATTTCACATTCGGATATTTTGATAACATCTCACAATATTCATCACAGATATATGGTCTATAATTATGGATTAGTTTTTCCCATATTTGATAAAGTATTTAATACTTATCGTATTTCCAATTGAATTCAGATTTTTTATGAATATTATATAAATGTGGTATTATATAATATTATTGCTTTGGATAGAAAAAATATGCTGTTTTTCAATAAACCAGGCTAATATATCGGTTTGGCTAAGTGCGGCTGCTTATTGTGATAAAACAAAATATCAAACTATGTCTATTTCAGGACCTGCTACCGGTTTTATTGTAAAAAATATAATACACGACTATAATACAGATATACAGGGGTATGTTGGGTTCTTACAATCTGCAAAAACCATATATGCTGTGTTTCGAGGTTCGTCATCAATCAGAAATTGGATAAATGATTTCGAGGTGAAAAAGGTGGATTATTTAACATTTCCTGATTGTGGATGTAAAGTACACAAAGGGTTTTATAAGTCAACAGTCGGCATTCTTAATGAAACTGTATCAGCGATTGATAAATTAAAAAAGGAATATGATTATGATATTATAATAACAGGTCATTCATATGGTGCAGCAGTTGCACAATTATTTGCGATGGAATTAGCATCATTAAATATCGAATCATCGGTTTATAATTTTGGACAACCTCGCATAGGTGATTATGATTATTCTGTTTTTGTAAATTCTAAACTTACAAATATGTGGCGTATCGTACATAATGCAGATATTGTTCCACATATTCCAACTATAAAAGGGTTTGAATATTATCACTCTTGTAGAGAGGTTTTCGAGGATGAATTTGAAAACATTCGTATTTGTAGCGCATCAGATTGTGAAGATAATATGTGTTCTCAAAAGTATAAATTACAGGACGCTTCAATAACTGACCATGATATTTATTTAGGTCATTATATGAGTTGCGAGAATAGTATAGCCAAATAAATCCTTACGTCTAATTGTTTTTATTTTAGATGTCGTTGTAATTCAGATTTACTATTTTGATTTCTCTAATTGAATATCAGAGTTTTTATTGTTTTTTAATACTATTTTTTCTAATGCATATTGTCCACAAGGACCACAATGGTCTTCATTTGACAAATCTATTTTATGATTCATTTTTATATTACAATCTTCTATTCTCCATCTACCAACAGGTTTAGGTATTTGTTTTGGTAATATTTTTTTTATTATAGTTGTTATGTATTTCATTATATATAACAACTATCGATGTTTTTAAGTATTTTTAGAGAAAATCGGAATCGGAATCGGAATCGGAATCGGAATCAGAAATTAAAAGTATATAAAAAATGAGTGTTTAGAATTTAGTATATTTAACATCTTGTGTGCCCAACACATACCAGTGGTCATCTACGTTATCCACCGTTTTAAATATGTCAGTAAAAGTGCTTCCATCATAGAAAGCTATAGTAACGAATGGTTCAGTAGGATTGCCGTCTTCTCCAGTATATGATTGTGTATAACTGACGCTTAAAATTGGTCTGCTTTGGATTGGACCATGGGAATCGGTCTCTAAAACGGTAGCAGCGGCATCTGTGTAAATGCTTATCACAGGAACTGCGTTGGATGAAAGTATGTTTCGAATATCGGTGTTCAATTGTTCGTATGTAGTAGAACTAATAGGAATTGCCATTTTATTATATAATATATCTACGTATATATTTTCTAAATGTATTTTACTAGAATGACAAATTATCATTATGAAAAGAATAAAGTCCACATTAATAAAACACGGCGGAATATGCCTATTCGCTATTTGCCTAAAAACTTATCCAATAAGGATAAAACCCGTCAATTCCGAAATCTATTGAAATCGCGTTCTCTTTACGAGAAGGGTAAGTACTATACTCGTCCTAAAATTGCTTCATTTAAATCAAAACCCTCAGGACACGTTGCTAAAGCTGAACAAATATATAAAATAGATGCAATTCTTCCTTCAAAAGAATTGGCTAAAGAAACCAAATGTTCTCAATCATCTCTTGAAAAAATAGTAAATAAGGGGCGCGGAGCATATTTTTCATCTGGGTCTCGTCCTAACCAGAGCGCTGAATCTTGGGGACTAGCCAGATTAGGTAGTGCTATTACTGGTGGACCATCAAGTATTATAGATTATTATATTTTGAAAAAAGGGTGCAAGCCAAATAGCAAGGCATTAAAGATGGCAACTCGGCGATGTAAAAAAGAAGGTCGGTGTTTACGATATACGATGAAAAATAGATAAATTATATTTTTAAGGCCTATCGTTAGATTTGTATCCATTTGGATGCAAATCAGCAAAAGACCCATATCTCTATTCGTGGATAAATACATTTATCCACGAATAGATATTAATAACACGTATTTATCCAAACATTTTGAATTCCTTTCTCAAATATTTGAATGAAATTTTTTTCAGTTAATTTATTCTTAATTTTATCATAATTACATTTTTCAGGATAATCTGCTTCAAATATAAATAATCTTAATTTGTCATATAAATTAGGATTTTCATCAAAAAAAACTTCCAAAAATCCTTCACAATCTGCGACAAGAACATTAAAATTTAACTTATATTTATCTATTATTTCATCTAAAGAATATGATGGTATTTTTGTATCATTATTTTCTATAAAAGTAGACCCGTAACCGTAATAATCATCTAAATTAGTTAAATCCAATTTTTTATTACTAATAAATCCTTTAACAATATTGAACTCGCAGTTGTTGTTATTTTTATTTTTTTCTAAAGCTTCCCAGACTCTACTATCTGGTTCTACTACAACCTGATTATTTTTATTATTTAATTTAGAATTAATTATACATGAAACTGAACCATAACGAGCACCTAATTCTAACACAACATCATTTTCTAAAATAAAATATTTTGCTAATTCTTGTTCGTCTTTCTCTAGATGTTCTATATCAACTTTATTTCCATATAAATCTACGATATGCATTCGTATATATTATTTTATTAATACGTTTCTATTATATTTATTATATTTTGTTCAAATGTTAGATTAGATTAGATTAATACATTTAATTAAAGAAAAATATAAAAACAAACGCATACTATTTTTATATTTTAGTTATGAACGAAGAAAATAATGTATTAACTATTAAAACTGTCCAAATTCAGCCAATTCGTAATATGATTACAGCCATAAAGGATATTTTGACTGATGCAACTATTACATTCACTAAAGATGGTATGAAGATTATTAATTTTGATAAGACACATACTATTTTGGTGAATGTTATCCTAAATTCCCACAAGTTTGAACAATATAATTGCAATCCCGATAAAATAATCGTTTGTGCGAATACGCTTCATTTATTCAAGGTCATTTCTACTATGTCGAACGATGATACACTATCTATGTATATTGATAAAGCGGATTATCATGATGGTATAGTTTCTCATTTGGGTCTTCAATACGATAATGGTGATATTAAACAATGTTATAGTCAGAAGTTGAGATTGATTGAACCCGATACCGAAGAACTAGTTGTTCCAGATGTAGAGTATTCGACTGTTATTAATTTGCCTACATCTGATTTCCAAAAGATTATTCGCGATTTGAATGGTATTTCCGATAGAATTGAAATAAAGTCAGTTGGTAATGACCTGATTTTCTCATGTGAAGGTAATTTTGCTAGTTCTCGCATATTCCGGTCTGAATCCGATGGTAATATGGAATTTATACAAAAATCGGATGCTTCTGTTATCATTCAAGGCGAATTTTCACTAAAATCCTTGTCTCATTTTATTAAATGCACACCCCTTTGTAGTCATTTAGAGATGTATTTAGGTAACGATTTGCCTTTGATAGTAAAATATGATGTAGCATCTTTGGGTGAAATAAAGTTATGTTTGGCGCCTTTGCCACCGTCATAATTTGCATTAGAATTACAATTTTGTAATTACAATTGTAATTCTAAATATATTATATAATAACAATAAATGGATTTTACTTATATTCCTTTGGGATTTGACTGTTCTCCTGCTAGTGCTTTAGAATCTTTAAAATTAAGAGGTTTTGCTTTGCCTTTCGATTGGGTACAAACAAATCCTAATATTATTATGAGATGTATAAATGACGATTTCAAATTATTTCATAGAAATTTAGTATTAAATAAAAATAAAACCCGAGTTATAGATGGATATGGAATACAATATCCACATGATTATCCAAAAATAGATGATAGTGAAAAAGACTGTGAAGAGAAAGACAAACACGACGACGATCTGAATTATGGTGGCGACCAACCAATAATAGATAATTATAACGACTATACAGAGAAAGTATTGGTAAAATACAAAAGACGCATAGATAGATTCAAAAACTTACTACAGAATGAGAACAAACCAATAATTTTATTGGTGAGATTGCCATATGCGGAAGCAATTAAAATCAAAGACTTTTTTGAAAAAAAATATAACAAAACAAATATTGTTGTAGTAGTTGCAACCAAAGAGATGAGCAATCCATCAACACCATTTATAGTTTGTTGCGATCCCGAAAAAATTAATGTTTGGAATGATGCAGCTATATGGAATGCAGCTATTGAGAAAGGAAAACGACTATATCAAGAAAATATTAACAATTATGGGTATAAACGCCGGTCGTGGAAACTATTTTGATTTATCCACGAATAGGATATGGGTCTTCTGTTGATTTGTATCCAAATGGATACAAAAACGTGGTTAGCTGCTATCTCTTTCACGGACGAATAGACATTAACAACATAAGTAAAGTGATAATAAATTTAATGTAACATTTCCTACAATCGCTGTTACAGATATATATCTAAACGGAATAGAACCATATTTATATATATCGCCCGAACTTGTCAAATTAGTTGTATTGTAAGATGGTATTATAAATTCTTGAGAAGCTTTAGAATCTGTATTGTTGATAGTGTTTGTATAAGAGTATAATAATGTTCCTAATTGCCCAAGTGTATTAGAACCATATATAGAAAAACCCTCGCCGATTTGAATACTTCCTATTTTCATTGTTGGGTCAGAACATTTTAAAGTTTTTTTTCTAATAAAATCACCCAAATCAATTTGTGCAAAATGTAATGTATCAATTTCATTATCAATACTATTAACAAAACCAATTCCGTTTTCATACGTAGGTGTTTGTCCCGTTCTTATATATAAATTACTTGGAAGCCCAGCAATATCAAAACCATATACTACAAAGTTAATTTTATTTGGAATATTATATACCAGTTTAGTTCCTTGTGCACCACCACTCAAGTCATTTGTTATAAATGTATTTATATATTCAACGCAACTACAATCACAAATACCTGGTATTCCTTGTGGACCAATTGGACCGGGAACACCTTGAGGACCAGTATCCCCTTTGGGTCCAGTAGCACCTTGAGAACCAGTAGCACCAGAATCACCTTTGGGTCCAGTAGCACCTTGAGAACCAGTAGCACCAGAATCACCTTTGGGTCCAGTAGCACCTTGAGAACCAGTATCACCTTTGGGTCCAATTGAACCCGTAGCACCTTGAGGACCACTATCCCCTTTGGGTCCAGTAGCACCTTGAGAACCAGTAGCACCAGAATCACCGTTGGGTCCAGTAGCACCAGTATCGCCTTTGGGACCAACTGGACCCGGTTTTCCTTCCTCACCTTCTTCTCCAGTTTCGCCTCTTGGTCCACGTTCTCCTTGAGGACCTTGAGGACCAGTTTTTCCATCTTCTCCAGTAGCACCAGTATCGCCTTTGGGGCCAACTGGACCCTGCTTTCCTTCTTCACCTTCTTCTCCCTTTTCACCTCTTGGTCCACGTTCTCCTTGAGGACCTTGTGAACCAGTCACACCTTGTTTTCCTGTTTTCCCTTCTTTTCCATCTTGCCCTGTTGGACCGGTTGGACCAGTAGGTCCAGTACAACCATCATCACCTTCTTCACCATCACAACCACGTGGACCGGTAGGTCCAGTAGCACCTGTTGGTCCACCACACCCGTCTTCGCCTTTACATCCACGAGAACCAGTATGACCGGTAGGTCCTGTTGAACCATCGCACCCGGATTCTCCTCTATAACCACGCGGTCCAGTTGGACCAATTGAACCATCACATCCATCATCGCCGTCTTCGCCATCTTTTCCATCACATCCATCTTTTCCATCTTTTCCATCACGCCCATCTTCGCCATCTTTTCCAGGTCGTCCATCGCGTCCATCTTCGCCATCTTTTCCGTCTTTTCCGTCTTCGCCGTTGCGACCATCTTTTCCATCACGACCATCACGACCATCTTCGCCATCTTTTCCATCCTTTCCGTCTTCACCATCGCGACCATCTTTTCCATCACGTCCATTTTTACCGTCCTTACCATTTTCACCATTCTTACCGTCTTTTCCATCTAATCCATTTCTTCCATCTTTACCGTCTCTACAAACTCTACTTCTGTTTTTTTTGGATTTATCTGATTTACATGTATGTCGGCGATTAGAATCGCATCTACGCTCACATTCGTCGTCTGATTGGCAGTAATCGTTTTTTGGCATATATAATAAATTATATATATACGTTTATTGTTAAAAGTTTTTTTAACAATAAAATAATTTGGCTAGATATACGCAGTCATCAAAAATGTTCTGTGAATAAAAAACTACAGTTGTAATTTTTGTGAATTAACCTTTATTCACCCAGGCAAATTTTTGCCAGGAGAACTATGTTTACCGGATTGTTATAAAAATACAACCACTACTGTTTTTCATATCATCTTTTGGGACATCGTCTGTTTTTTTACAAATTTCTTTGCATGGTTCTTGTTTTTTGTGTTTTTCACATTGGTTGGGTTGCTGTGATTTCTTTGGTTTGTCACATCTTTTACAAATATTTTTTGGCTGTTTATGACATCTTTGACGGGGTCGACGACGTTGGCAACTGCAATTTTCATCCTCACTTGAATCATCGCTTGATGTAGAAGAATCGCTACAAGAACATTTTGGCATAATATATGTCAATATATATTAATGAAAGAAAATATTTGACTAGATATTTCCAGTCATCGGAACGCGCTGTAAATAGAATTTTACACTAGTAATCACAAATTATACAATAGAATATGTGTATTATGTGTTTATAAATTACAACTGCGGTTCTCGAGCAAAATCATAAATTTAGTAAAAGAAAAAATAGCCGCATAATAAAAATAGATATTATTCTATTAACTGATGTCCCAGCCAATTTATAAACCAAATACTATGCTACTTCATTTTCTCGGTTATGAGAACCAAAGTCTTAATAATAAATGTAATGAATTGATGGATATGATAAAAACATTACAGGAAGAAGTATGTGAACTTACAAATATAATTACTAATAATTATGATATATCCGGTTCTGATATGTCATGTGTCACCATAGATGCATGTGGTAATTTTATTCCTTGCGAGCATAGAGATGAATCTGGGAATTTTATACCATGTGTATTACCTCCAATCGATTTATCAGGTGAAATGCCCAGATGTTTCCCTTATTATGGTGGTTATTATCCATATTATCCCTATGGTGGATATCCCTATGGTGGATTATTTGGTTCAAGTGATTATGACCGTGATTTTGTAGTTCCTCCCAAATATATTATTTTTCATCCTAAACCTCATCCTAAACCTCATCCTAAACCTCATCCTAAACCTCATCCTAAACCTCATCCTTATCCTCATCCTTATCCTTATCCCCATCCTTATCCCTGTCCGGATGATGATGATGACGATGACGAGTATAATCACAATCACACACATAATATGGGCGAAAGATGTTGGGGTGGATGGGGGGATTATGGAAGATGGGGAGGATATGGTAGTTATGGAGGATGGGGTTATCCATGGCTTTATCGTGATGCATCAAATGTAATGGTTCCAAATAAAAAAGTTCCGGTTCCACCCGACTCGCACCATATTTATCCATATGGTCCAAAAATCCCACCATCTCCTATTCATTATTTACCTGTTCCTCCAACGCAACCATAAGTTCATCTTCCAACAATAATGCGCATTCACATCGTAAATTTTTTGGCATTCTTTCTCTTACTTCATCTATCCATTCTTGAACTCCAAGTTCTATCGCCTGATATAATTCGTAAAATGAATAACCAGTAGAATTACTAATTATATAATTTCCACACAAATGACAGTTAATTGCTTGAAAATGTTTTTCTTCGTACATCGCAATAATAAGCGGGTCATTAAAGTCATAATCAGGGTCATTTACTAAATATTTATCTGTTAAACAAACCGCCCAATGCTCACAATTATCAAAATCAGTCGGGTCTTCTTCAATCCAGTAATTCGACGGATTCGCTCGAGTCCCACAAGCATTTTTAAATTTTTTACTAATTGTTTTTTTTAATCGTCTGGTTTTTGCTGTTATTTTGTCATAAAAGCAAAAACTATTTATCTCTTCGGCCATATCATATGGAATACGAAGAAGATGTACAGTTTGTTGTCGATTATATTTTTCTTTTGGTTTTGACATTTTATATAATGTTTATATATTTTTATATATTTTTACACTGTTTGTTATACTTTATGTTGTTCCGCGTCAATCAGAATGTCCCAAATCTTGTTCAGACAACCGATGTATTTGCTTCCATCCGCAAATGTAAATACACCCTTGTCGTAATATAAATCTATATTATCATCAACGAACTTGCCCTCGTATGAATTTCCGTTTTTCCACGTGATTTTTCCTAGTCCTTCACTCAAATCGTCTACAAATTCACCGACATAGGTATACTCGGAACATATAAATGTTCCTTCGCCATTCATCATATCTTTTCTATAATGACCCTCCATAATTGCTCCATCTATATATGTTGATTTACCGAAACCACAGAAATCACCATCGCTGAATGTTCCTTCATATGTAAATGCGTCACATGTATATTTTCCGTATCCGTTCATCGCCATGTCAACACAATCGCCTATATATTTGGCACCATCATACAAATAATAAACCGATTCCGTTTTTTGCGTTTTTTGGTTATATTCAAATCCTTTGCCACATGGCAATCGTGTTTTTGCGTTTATTTCTCCTTTATATTTCCAAATATTTTCGTTATATTCATCTTGATTATTATAAATCATACCATTTTTCCAGTCATCGAAAACAGAATCTCGATACCAGTAAAATACACGTCCATCATGTAGCAGTTCCATTTTTATTTTTTTGTCTGTGTCGTAAAGACATATTTTTATATCAGCGTCTTGGTTTATTGATGTATCGAATATGAATGAAGACATATTGTTATTTGGAAATTGGTTTGTTGTTAGTTGGTAAAATTCATTCTTTTATAAAAAGGATTCAATTTTTTGTGTTTTCATAAAAATAAAATGTTTTTATGAAATTATGGTATCAAAATTCAGGCTCATGTTTTTTAAACAAACACCCCTGTTTCATTAAATTTGGTATATCCAAAATAATATTGGGGTCTTTGTGGTCAGATGTATCTAACCATATCTTAATGATACAGAAATTTTTCTTGGGTGAAATAGTAATTCCATTTATATGACGATTTAATTTTGATTCAATAGATAACGTTTCTCCACATAAAGCGGCAAATAAATTGCGCCATACTTCAGGAACGTGTTTATTTATTACTTTATATGAAAAACAACCGCCGTTGCGGTTTCGTGGGTCTTCCCACATGGGCGTAATCCCATCCCGCATAACAAACAACATACAATTTTTAATGATGTTTTCATGAATTGATTCGTTCAAAGATAGCACTTTTTCGACTGTGTCGATTAAACTCATAATAACTGTATAACTGGAAAGTTCCCAGTTTTTATCGTGTGGTAAATGGTAATACAAATTCCATTTACCAAGCAGGGTATGTTGGTGGGTAGGAATACTCACTGTATCCATAGTGATTACGCCCGTATATTATATCTAGATTTCTTTCTAAATTGTTTATTTATTTTATTAAATAATAATCCCTCCATCCTTTCCAGTCATTTGAATATTTTTCAAATCATTATCCATAATTTTCAACACATAATCCATATCAAATAAATATCCCTCTGGCTGATACTCTAACATACGTCTAATATAAAGAGGTGATAAAATTTGATTTCCCACTACAAAGACATCATTACTCAATTCTAGAGGAATTTTATTCATCATATCTGGATGTGTATATTCAATACTCAAAAACCGGTTCTTAGTTATAACCAAAGGTAAATCCATATTCCCCCCTACAGTATCTTTCTTCGGGTTTTTCTTACTGAATGACCGAACTACATATTTTCCGTTGTATTTCATAATAACCATAGTTTCTAATATGTTATTTGTAGAGTTCGAACTAACCAACATATTTGCTGTTTCACAACTCTTTTCGAATCTATACTTTGCCACACAATTCATATCGCCACCCAATAGCTCATTACCAAACATGAAATCGTATGATTCAACATAGGCAGGAAATGACATCTCTCCATTATTATTTTGACGGTCAATCAAAATACTCGTCGAAATCCAATCACAACACATAGGTTCTATTCTATAATCAAAAATAACTGCCTTTGTCTTACGGTATCCAAAATAGGAATAATCGGTAATAACTTTAACTACATTATAATTTTCATAAGCATAAGCATGTTTATCTGTGATATAGTTTACTAGAGCACTATATTTCAAAACAACATTTACGCCGAATTCGCCAAAATCTATATTTTTAATTTTTTCATATATATCTGTAGCTTTAATAAAAGCTATATTAATACCTATCGTAATAAAGAAATATATAAATCCCCAAAACTGGCTAATACTATTATCGTTAACTGTATCCATTATAAATATAGTAATTAAAGAAATAATATTTTTATATCATTTAATAAATGAAATAAATGTGTCGATATATTATAAACAATATGCCTGAGTTCCAACGTGGACTTTTTATTTTTCATCGTGATTTCAGAATCGTCGATAACGTTGGTTTAATAAATGCGAGTAAAAAATGCGAAAAATTATGTGTATGTTTTATATTTACACCAGAACAGGTTGGAAAGGCCAACCAATTTCGGTCTCAAAATGCCATTCAATTTATGATAGAGAGTTTAGAAGACCTTTCTACCGAAATTCATAAACAAGGCGGAGAACTTCTATGTTTTTATGGTAAACAACCCACCGTAGTATCTAAATTAATACGCGAACATAAAATAGACGCCGTTTTTACAAATAAAGACTATACACCGTATGCTATTAATCGAGATGAAGAAATCGCCAAAATTTGCGATAAACAAGGGGTTCATTATGAAATGTTCTCGGATTATTATTTATTTGAACCCGGGACAGTATTAAGCGGACAAGGAAAATCTGCTAGTGCCTATAAAAAATATACACCGTTTTATGACGCAGTTATTGGCAAATCTGTTGAAAAACCCGACAATAAAAAGATTGTGAATTTCGCGAAATTGTCTGGTTCTTCGGCTATCACATTAAAACAGGCATTTGGGAAATTTACAAAAAACAATCCAGATATATTGGTGCATGGTGGAAGAAAATCCGCATTAGACCGTATCAAATCAGCATGTAAAGAACAGAAACATTATGATGAAGAACGCGATTTCTTTATAAATAATACTACGTTTTTATCTGCCTATATTAAATTTGGTTGTGTTTCGATTCGAGAGGTTTATCATGCGTTCAAAGAATGTTTTGGAGTTCGCCACGGCCTTATTCGAGAACTTTTATGGCGCGAGTTTTTTGCCCATGTTTTATTTTCTTATCCGGATGTTGTTGGACAGTCATATCAACCTAAATATCGTCATATAAAATGGAATAAAAGTGAGGCGGCATTAGAAAGATGGGAAGATGGTAATACCGGGTTTCCAATAGTAGATGCCTGTATGAGACAGCTTAATGAGACAGGTTATATGCATAATCGCGGACGTATGACGGTGGCAAGTTTTCTAGTAAAAACATTATTGATTGATTGGAGAAAGGGTGAAAAATACTTTGCACAACAGCTTACTGATTATGATTTGGCTTCTAATAATGCAAATTGGCAGGGTATTAGTGGGACTGGAGTGGATATGAAACCATATTTTCGGGATATGAACCCATGGATACAGGCAGCGAAATTCGATAAAAATGCGGAATTTATCAAAAAATGGGTTCCTGAATTGGCAAACGTTGAACCGCGCGATATTCACCGCTGGAATACTATGTTTTTAGACCCAAAATATAAAGAAATAAAATATCCAAAACCGATGGTAGATTATGACGACCAAAAACGTAGAATGTTAGATATGTATAGTCAATAATTATGTATTTATAATAAATAATATAAAATTATTGAACTTTAATATGAATATGAATATTTTAGTACTTATTCCAATTTATGATATAACAAATGCTATTGAAATAATAAAAAATATCATTAAATATACAAATAATGCGTATATAATATTACACAATAATTTAAATACTCATTTTACGAACGAACAACTTTTAGAAAATATTCAAAGTGAAATTCCTAATGACAACAAAATATTCATAAATCCTGAACGATTAAAAATGGACAACGTTCATCAACAATCTCCAAATAGTTTGTGGGAAATTTTAATAAGCAATTTACATTATTCTTTTGAAATTTCGGATAAAATATCAAATTGGAGCTACGCTATTGCAATGGCATCAAATGAAAGATTCGTTCGATATGGTGTTGAGCGATTTTTAGAAAATTCGGAAAAAGAAGCGGGTTATAGCACAATACCGTTAGGGGGTTTTAGTGAAGGAAATACAAAAATTACACACGACAAACAACTACATTGGGGAGAAACCGCCGAAGTATGGAAATATATTATACCCTATTTAGACGATTTTTACTATGGTCAAGTTGATGGTGCATTTTTATCAAGAAATATGTGTAAATTCTTATGCAATTTGCCGACGGTTAATTATCATAATTTAGACGTTACTGCTTCTATAGAAAAGTTATTGCCGTCGTTTATTCATAAATATACTAATAAAATTGGAAAAAGTATAACCTACATGGATTGGATTAATAATTTAAAAATAACACCTGAAATAATCGATAATATACGTTCTTCTGATAATTATCGTGGAATATATAGTGTTAAACGAGTAAATATGGACGATATCGAATTAAGACAATATATTAATAATTTGGATTTTTAAACATAATTCTCTAGAATGTTGTTAGTTTTACGTAAAATATTGAAATCTCGGTTTATATATTTTAGAATAATCCTATAATATATAAATGTCTTCTTGGTTTTTGTTCAGCCTGTTTTTAATGTCGCTTGTAACAAAGTCGTACTCAGATACACAGTGTCCGTCTGTTTCAACACCAGGTATTGACCGACGACCACACCAAAATAAACTACGAATAGTTCAATACAATACTGAGTGGCTTTTTATAGACCATTATAACGCGTCTGATTGTCCTGGTGATGGTTGTACATGGAAAAATTCCACGGAAGCAGAAACCCATTTGAGAGAGGTTCAGTCGGTAATTAAAAGACTCAATCCCGATATTATTAATATATGTGAAATTGAGGGGTGTGATGAATTAAACAAATTAATCTCTGGATTATCGTCAGAATATCGGCCGTATTTAATAAAGGGAAAGGATACATCAACTGGGCAGAATGTAGGAATGCTAACGAAAATAGACCCCGTACACGATTTGTACAGAACAGAAGAAAGAATCACATATCCTATTAGTGGTTCTACTTGTGGATATACAGGAACGCCGGTAGAAACCGGTGTAAGTAAACATTATATAACAGAGTTTAAAATAGATGGTATGAATGTATTATTGATTGGTGCGCATTTAATAGCCTTTCCAACTGACCATATGCGTTGCGCAGAGCGTGAAGCTCAAGCTAGTATTTTACAAAAAGTGGTTATCAATTATGTAAAAAAGGGTTATGAGATTATTATTATGGGAGATTTTAATGATTTCGACGAAGACCCATTAGATGCGAATGATAATAAACCCATTTCGAAGGTTCTCGATATTTTACGTGGAAAAAATAGCGGTGATGTTTATTCATTAGAAAACGCTGCTGCAAAATTAGCCAAATCAGAAAGATATACGGATTGGTGGGACAAGAACAAAGATTGTAAATCGAGTATGACTGAATTTTCTATGATAGATCATATTTTATTATCACCTGGATTAGTTAATAAAATATCATCTGTTTGGGTTTATCATGGATATAGTGAATTTTGCGGGAAATATGATTCTGACCATTTTCCTGTGGTAGTTGATTTTATCCTGTGATAACTAATAATATACAAAAAAATATCTATTCGTAGATAATATTTATAAACGAATAAGATATTGGGTTATCCTGCACATTTTATACATTTGGCTACACATTAACGTTTACTCAGACAATAATTTTCATGGGGAATAAAGGTTAATGATATTGTCTAAATAAATATGCATTAGGGTCGTTTGGGTTAGGAACGTAATCTCCTGCACTTCCATCTAGTTTATAATCTGATGTTGAACTCGAACTATTACTTGAACCGGTTACAGAAGTTGAACCTGTTACACCAGTTGAACCTGTTACACCAGTTGAACCTGTTACAGAAGTTGAACCTGTTACGCCAGTTGAACCGGTTACACCAGTTGAACCTGTTACGCCAGTTGAACCTGTTACACCAGTTGAACCTGTTACACCAGTTGAACCTGTTACATTAGTTGAACCCGTTACACCAGTTGAACCCGTTACATTAGTTGAACCTGTTCCGCTTGTTGAACCTGTTACGCCGGTTGAACCTGTTACACCAGTTACATTAGTTGAACCTGTTCCGCTTGTTGAACCAGCACTTGACCATATGGTCGTTCCGACTGTCTCTGAAGAACTATTATTCAACTGTTGTTTTAAAATGGTAGCTATATCAATAACGTTGGACAATAAGTTATTTAAATTATCCTTGGTAAGATTTGATTTCATGTTTATGATTAATGAGTTAAAATTATTCTGTATTGGTAAAAATATCTCATCTTTAAGTTTACCATCTGAACCAAACATACCATTAATCGAAATTGAACCGTTTGTTACTTGATTTTTCAAACTTTGTAATGGATTTAATTCGGATGATGGCGGGGGTTGTTGTTGCTGCACCAACGATGAAAACATACTATAATTAGGAGGTGAAGTAGAATAATTACCACCATAATAACTCATGGGGTTTAGCGTGGCATATTGTATTAATGGATTTGGTGAATAAGTATAAGGATTTATTTTGTTTTCAGATTGACCAATTTGATTTGGAAATCCCATACCCTGAGAATAATCCATAGATGTGAGAGCTAATGCTTCCGCTATTTCATCTGCGGAAGGTCTACTAAACCCCTCTTCTTCTATAACTTTATTTGATTTATATATAAAAATTAAACACGCAATTATTACTAATAATAATATTGCTATTAAAATAAATTTTTTCATTCGTAATTATATTATAATAATTAGATATTTTAATTATTATAAATATTTTCCTAGATATCCAAAGAAATAGTGTTCTTGTCTGACCTATTTTTTCTACGGTTTGAACGTTTTGGCATATTTGCATTTTGCATATCCTTTAATGAACTAATAGATATCATAGAGTCATCATCTTGGCTCATACTATTTGATGCTGGTTGTTCATGTATATTTACATTTCGCGTTTTTAATCCAGATAAAATATTATCTATGTCGGAGGATTGTGGACCACGCATTTCTGGTCGTGCTTGTTGTGATGTAGGTCTAGAACTACGTTCTTGTTGTTCCATAGGAGCAACACGATTAACACTATCATATCCACTATTCAATTCGATTCCTTGTTCACGAAACATCGCTCCACGGCTTGCGTTTATATCTGGTCTATTTGGCGGCATATCACTAGTAAAAACCATGCCGGGTCGTTGCTGTCCAGGCATATTTTTAGTTTCAACGGGTGCTGGTGGTGGAGGACCACGTGGGCGTTGCTGCTCTTGTACGAAATTATTTGCCATAGCAAAACCAGGTGAACTTTGACTCATACTACTCACCGTAGCATTAGTAAACATTCTCATTAATTCAGGACTCTGACGAATAACATCATTAAACGCGGGTGTGGCGCTAGAAAGGGCCTTATTTGAAAAGTTCAAAACAGCGGCACTAAAACCAACGCGCAATAATAGCGAAATTTCGGGAGCCAATTTCCCACCTTTATATTTATCATGTAATTCCGAGAAAATTTCCTCGTAACTATCAATATCTTCACTAACCTGTTCTCCCCAACCTTCCAAATTAAGGTCGAATGGATTAAAAACGGTATTAGCATATTCCATAGAATTAATAAAGGTCATAAACCACCATCCCTGTAATTTAATACTATCTTTTCTACGTTTATCCTCAAGTGCTGTCTCATATTCATCCTCGATTTCCTCATATGCTGATTCCATAGTAAAATGAGAACTATGTTTTATCAATTTCTTCTCATACCATTCTTCTAATTTTTTAATCATCATGCGTTTTTTCATACGGCGTTCACGGTCAGATAATTTAGCTGAAGAACCTGAATTAAGGGGTATTTCATTCATTTTAGAAAATCCATCCCAAGTCTTTGTATTACCAATACTATCGCGCGTTGCGTTTCCTAAATTAGAGTCACTCTGAGGTTCAATAGAAACTGATTTTGGTTCTGAAGCTGCATTAGTAAAACCTCCTAAATTAAACAAATTAGATGCGAATCCACTTAATGTTTTTGTATCCCCAGATGAACTACTACCGCCGCTCAATTCGCGGTTGATTTCGTTTTCTAAATTATCTAATTCACTTAATTCTAGTCCAGCTGACGATACGCGTTTTTTATCATTCATTAGTAATTCTATTCCCGAGCCAAAATTCATATTACTCATTTTGGGTCCATCATCTAGGTTTAATGAAACAGGTTCTAAATCATTCAAAGCACCTAAATCAATTACTTCCATGATATTATGATAAAGCTACAATATTTATTTTTAAATCATCCGCAAAAGTAATTATATTATTATGTTTTAAATACCATACTCCTTGTAGGAAACTATCCGCTAAATCATCTTTTTTCTTGATATTAAGAGAACCTTTCCATGTTTCTAAACTAGGATTTATTTCAAGGATTTTATTACAATAGAAAACGCCGTCTTTTTTATGCTGTTTATAATCTGGATTCACTCTTTTATCATCATTCGCGCTTTGGTCTGCTATTTTTTGTTTTGGTTTAGGTGTTTCAAATTGTTTCAATTTATTTGCCGAAGATACAAAATCTATATTCATTTCAGGTATAGTCATAATAAAATACTGGGTTAACATTCCTTGTACTGTTTTCATTCTATTTGCTATAGGTGAAATTTGGTTCTCTATAACCGCATTAGTTAACCCCGATTTATTTACACCATCCATTTGCGTTTTCATATTTCGACCTATTTTGATAAGGTCGGTTTCGGAGGCTGTTTTTGATTTGATTATATGGATTGGTTCAAAACACTTGTTTGCAAAGAATTTGGATAAAAAATCGACCAAAACGACTCGTTTCCAAGAACTGGGGTTCTCGCTATCTACAAAGGCCAAATGGGAATTTCCCAGTTTTATTAAATCATCTATTTTTAATTTTTTAATTTCGCTTGCTGAAAACGGTTTTTTTGGTATCAGAAATTGGGCGTTTTCTTTGGCATGTTTTTCACAGAAATAATTGCCTTCTTTTTGATATTTCGCTATTTTTGTGCATTTACTGGGTGAAGTCTTTTTATTTTTGGGTTTTAACATACAACTGCAATAAGATATGGGGGTTTCGGCATCTAATAGATTTATTATATTCCAGTCTATTATTTGTATAGATTGAGAACAATCGATAATACAATACGCCATATTTTTAATACCTACATCAAAACTTATTAGTTTCATATAAACGTAAAATAATATTATTTTTATGTTTATATTAAGAGGAATTATTATTGTCTTGATTTTAATAATTGCTCTTGTGTAATTACTGGTGAAATTTTGCGTGATTCTAGCTGTTCTTTTGTTAAATACATATCTTTCAAATCACTTGAAACAAATCCCTTAGGTCTGGTTTCATCGTTCACCGATTTATATAAATAAGGCGTTGTATTCATGTCAGAAATACGGTTTGTTTGCATTCCATCAACTTCAATAGGTCGTCTGTAATAGCCTACATCATTTGATGCTTCGCGGAAGTTATATTCCATAATATCCTTCGCGTGGTGAACAAGAAAATTCCTATATTGCCAGTTCGTCTGAATTCCAGTAGATTTTAATAAATCAGCATTTATTGTTGATTCTGGTTGCCATGTATTTGTTACACTACGACCATCATTCATTAACGGTGGAAAATTATCATATTTATTGTTTGAATGATATCCTAAAGCGGATTGAGGGACAGTTTCTTTAATTATAGGATAGGCAGATTCTAAATTTTCTGGATGATAAGAGAACATAATATATAATAAAGAGCTATATATTATCTATTCATTATTTGTTTCTAATAATTTTAAAAGTTCTGGTTTTTTCATTCTGCTTGGGTCTGTGCATAATCCCTTAGTAATAACTAGCGTCTTTAAAGCACCTAAATTCATTTTACGGTATACTTCTTTGGAATTATTATTGCTCCCTTCACCTGATACTACAGATGATTCTTCTAAATGTTCTTCTTCCTCTCCATTTGTTTCTAATTTCTCAACAAGAATCGTTTCTTGTTCGATTAATTCGGCAGGTGAATCGGTATCACTTTCTTGTTCTAATACAGGTTCATCTGGTAATTCCTCCATTTCAAGTTTATCTAAATGTTCCACATTAATAATCTTAATAGTATTATCTTCTTCTAATTCAGTCGTTTCTATAGGATGTATAGCTTCATTATTATCGTCTTCATTATCATCCTCGCTGTCTACACTAGAATCATCTGCATCTGTATCTGAATCTGTGCTTTCATCATCTGAACTTTCGTCATCCGCTGCTTCAGATGACATCATTATATTTTCACCATTATTTTGGGAAATATTAGTAAATGGCATACGATTCATTACAGGATGAGATTGGTAATTGTGTAAAGATATCTGATGACTTTTTAAAACGGTTAATTCCTGTACTATGTTGTTTATAATTTCAAACATTGTGTCGCTTTTCTTTTCAATAGTGCTAATACGTTGTTTGAAATGATATACCAATAGCAATATTAACACAAAAGTGATTCCTAAACTAACAAAGAAAAACGTTTCTAATAAATTAAAAAGACCCATTATTTACTATACTTTTATAAATAATAAGAAAAAAGCAAACGAATTATCCTAAATGTGTTTTCATAAAAAATAATATACTATATTATATAATTAGTGAAATGGAAAATACGTTTGTACCATCGACTACAACGCCTTCTTTTAATGAAAGTCGAATAAGTAAAAATTTGTTAATAGCTGTATTGGTAGTTCTGCTCATTTTCTCCTTTTTAGGAATAAATATTTTGAATATTCTTGGAAATTTTATTCAGACTATTATCAGTATATTTGGACCACTTATAACACAAATATTATCCGTATTTGGCTATACTACCGGTGTAATTATCGATAAATCCGCTGATGTTATTACTGATGTAGCTAAAACAGGTGTAGATGTTGCAGGAGGAACACTTAGTTCCGTAGGAGAATTATTGATTAATGCTAGTCAGGGTAATATTAATCCTCAATCAAAACAACAATTAGACCAAACAATAACTACCGGTAATAATAAACCGGTATTTTCACAACCATCGGCCGACACTACTACAAATCCTATCCAAAAACCGATTTCTTCTGGAAAAACCAACTGGTGCTTAGTCGGTGAGTATCAGGGTCGTAGAGGTTGTATAGAGGTTTCTGAACAAGACAAATGTTTATCTGGACAAATCTTTCCAAATCAGCAGACATGTTTAAATCCCGCCATGTTTGCCAACGTTAGCCCATTAAAGAGTGTCAGAGAATAATTCATGTATAAAGAAATTTATTTATGAATTTAGGTAGCTGTTATTGCGAATTTAGAAAAATCGAGACTATTCGGATTAATCGAAGTGGAAACCTGTGTTAAATTACAATAAGCACCATAACTATATGAAATAGGTGTGCCTCCTTTAAATATTGGGTTTGTAAATGTAAATTTTACTGCTACATCATAAATATATCCTGGACTAGTAAATAAATTCAAGTTTGCCACAGTTAAGAACCCACTATATCTTTGTGTAATACTTTGATTTGTATTAAAATTTAAACTAATATCACTATTAGAACTATATATAGTATTTACACCGTTTTTTATATAATTAAAACTAATTATAGGATTTAAGCCTTGAATTTCGGAACCACTAAATAATACCTTGATAGATACATCTGAAATTGAAAAACTTCCACTTGCATCAATAGATGAATAAAACCCCAAAGAAAATGGCGTAGTAAAAGAAAAATTATAAGATGATTGGTCAATTAAATCTGATATCCCTAATGAAAATATATTAGTTATACTTGTTTGTGAGCAATATGTATTACTGATTGGTATAACACTCCACATAGGATTATTCGTCGATGGATTTATAGAATAAGCATTATTATTAGTTGCATAATTGTACAAAGGAACAGAAACATCTCTTATTAAATAACTAATTGGGCCAGGAACATCAGATGACGAAGTTGGTGTAGGAACCATGTCTAAGTTAGAATTACAAAGAGCGGTTTGTGCCATTTTAATAGTTTTGAATGTTACTATTTCTGGTGTGTTAAGTGGGTTTGTTTTAGTTATGTCTCCATTTAAATTTACGTTAGCAACAATTACATTGCCATTAACAGTTGTTGTATTGAATGTGCCATCTGCAGTTTGTTTATATAAAGTTTTACTATAACTAAGGTCGTAAATATTAGCATATGATTGATTTTGATTCCTTCCATTTACTAATAAAGCGTATTTTTCTACCTTTGTAAAATTATTTGTTTTACTATTCGATTTGGCCGCGTTATAATTTAATATTTCAGCTTTCCGTCTCATATTTAATTGATTTTGTGTATATTGTGGATATGGTGAAACCGGATTAAATCTTGATGGTGGAATTGTAAACAACATTTGCCGTAAGCGTTGATTACATACTACGTTTAAACATATGTCAGTTGCCATTTATATAATATATATTTACATTTACATTTTACTTGTATACCACGACGTAGATAAATAAGTATATTCTCCTAATTTACTACTATTATCACTAACTTTAAGATTGGGACCACTTAGTACAACGTTATTGATTTCAAAAACATTCATCGCATAAGTAATGTATCTTAAATTTGATAATTTACCAGAGAACCCGCCATTCTGGCATATGTAAACATCATTATAGTTTTGTTTTGGAACATTCTGTAATATTAGTCGTGAAGAAACAACACCATTTACATAAACATCCATAATTAAATTTTGCATACGAATGGCCACATGTACCCATTTACGTATAGGAATATTATCAATATCAATAACGTTATTAGAATCAGTTCCATCAACAGTGTCCATAACTATGTGAAGATTATTATTTCCAGGTCCTAAATAAACTCCTGGTCCATTATTCACACTAGATATATTGGTAGTTGCGTTATAAGTATTATCACCCTTATTGAATATGTGTTGGTATTTTTGGGTATCGTTGCTTAGTTCATTAATGTAAATCCAAAACGACCAGGTAAATTCGAGTCCCTTACTTTGATTATTTGAGCGGTCAATTGGAAGAGCACTTTTATTCTTAGGGTCTTGTGGAACAACCATCGAATAAGTTCCATCAATCATTCCACGAATTAAATATGGATTAGCAGCTGGTGATGTAAAATACGAAATCAACATAATTCCTAAATTTAATAAGAATAAAAAGGCTATTAAAACAAGAATTAAAAAGGCTATTTTTGCTACGATAGTGTTTGATTGTAAAAATTGAGTAGAAGAACCTATTCCTGTTTGGGTTTGTTGTGAAAATTGGTTAATATTATTTGTTAAACTAGTTTTCATGGTATTGAAAGCGTTTCCAACATTATTAAATCCGGTTGTTACCGCCCCTGGAATCTTGATTGCCCCTATATTGGTTTGTGGAATATTCATATTAATCGTTATATAATATAGAGCTATAAAACGATTTTAGATATAATTATAAATTATTTGCTAAATTACAATAATGTAATTTGCGATTGTTGCACATTATTCTTCAATATATTTAAGTTTACACCATAAGGTGATAATGCTTTTGCTATACTGTTATTACCATTTCCTTCATAATATTTTGACCAAGCAGTCTGAGGGTCTATAGGTGCAGTATATCTTTGGAAACTTGCTACAAAAGCATCAAACGAGGTAAAAGCAGTAGCAGAAGAATCCGAATTGCCCAAGTATATAGGTACGTTGGAATCAGATGGAACCGCAGGCATAATTCCTACACCAGTTGACGTCGCTGGAGTTATATACATTCTCTGTGATTTTATTAATTTACCATCCAAATAAACATCAAAATACTGATTATCCGCACTAATTGCAATAAAACACCATTTTTGAATAGGGAAATTATTGGTAACTATCATAGTTTGGGATGTTCCATCATTCATAACAACGTCTAAATTCAAGGTTGGGCTCGATTTACTTAAATAAAGTTTTAGATTTCCAGCGCGACTAAATATAACTTTATTAACATTATTGTCCCAGTTATTTATATATACCCAAATACTATAACCATAACGAGTATTAGTAGGACTATTTATAGATGTTATTGGTGAAATAGCAGTTTTTAAACTAGCTTGCGAATTCAATTGACTAGAAGGATTAGAAAAATATTTAAAAAGTACATAAACTAGAATAATAATGATAATCGCTAAAACAATAATAATAGTATTCATTCTATAATTATTGTTTATAAATTATTTGTAGGAGGATTTTTATTCATTAATAAATTATAAGAGTTTGCTATCTGTGATTTTGTTTGAACGCTAGTATAATATTTAATATTACATACCGCCCCATCTAAACCATCTACTGACCCAATAGTTATATCGTCTGTTGCTAAATATGTTGGCTGATTATTATCAAAATCATATGTGTTTTCTAAATCTCCATCCACAAATAAATCAACGTGGTCTGAAAAATAATTTAATACTATTTGGTGCCATTTTTGGTGTGTCATCGTAAATTCATAACTTGGTGGTCTAGCTGTACTGTCCGTATAATATACAATTACTTTATCCTTTTCATCTGGGTTGTTTGGGTTGTTATAATAGACGATTTTTGGTTTTCCATTTCCATAATTAAATATAGGACTTTCTCTTGAATATGCCATAAAACTAGATGATTGTGTATTCAAATAAACCCACATAGAAATACTATATTCTCGCCTAAACGTAGGTTGCTTTATATTGAAAACGTTATCATCTGGTATTTTTAGTTGGTCACTATTTCCAATTGTTTTTTTTATATCTAAAAATGCGCTGTTTTCTAATAATGATATTCCATCTTTTTGAATCAATTTAGAAATTAATAAGGGAAGATACAAATAAATCAATATTAACACTATTTCAAATATAAATAAAATATAAATAGCATTCGTAGTCATTTTGAATTCATTAATGATATATTTTACAAAATCAATCAACAAACATGGTAAATAGAATAATAAATATGCTACAAATCCAGTAACTCCTGATAATGATTTCAAGTAATTAGAAAAAACATATAAAAAAATTGCCATAGCGCATATTACTATCATAATAGATAGAAAATACATTATGTAAGTTGCTGATACAAGTGTCGACGCTTTAGTAGTTGAGTAATAATATAGCATGGTTATGAAGAAAAGGAAACCTAATCCCACTAATAAAATTTTATAGAACGGATTATCCATATTTTTAGAAAAAGGCAGTACATAAAAAAGAACTAATAATAATGGTATGGCGATAGATAACCCATAAACATATTTGTTTTCACTAAGAGATTTTGGGTCTATTGAAGTGTAATAAAATAATATGACTATTGAAATTATAACGGCATATAGTCCTCCGTATTTCAATAATGTGATTTTCATTTCCTGACTTTCGCTTACTTCTTGAATAAAGTTAGAAATATCAGTTTTACGGTTATTTATAAATTGACTGAATGCTTCAAACATATCCTTCTATTCTACCCTTCTATTATATTATTATATTTTATTATAATATAATTTTATAGGTTCTCTATCGTGGTCTTTTTTCCATGACATTCACGACATAAAGCTACTAAATTATCTATATGATTGCTGCCTCCGTATTCTAATCTTGTTTTATGGTCGACTTCAAACCACGCATTTAATTGTTGCTGGCAATCTCCACATTTCCAGTTCTGCCTAGATGCTACAAATTTTTTCTTAGTTTCACTAACTGAACGTTTTGTAGGTTTTTTTCCAGAATTCATAAGTCTAGATTCACCGGCTGATTGATTTGGCATAGCCAATACTGGATAATTAAATTGTTGATTATCACCGTCTATACTTGTATATTGCGACGAAGAAGGCACAAAATTATGTTTTGATGTGAAATCCAGTATAGGTGATATCATATTCGATGTGTTTTTATCTATAGGTAAATATTTTATATAATCGTTGGATGCTGATACGATTTCTTGTGCACGCAGAGGGTTTTTTTTAATTAAAATATATATCATTAGTGCACCAAACGCCACTCCAGCCATTTGGTAATATTTTTTAAATGTAAATAATTTTTTAACATATTTCCCATCGGTATATATGTTTGCCATTATAAACCCCGCTATTAAGAATATTATAATTTCCATACGCATTTTTGATGATAATTTATATATTATTTAGATTTTTTAATAAGCCTATTTATTCATAGTAGTAATAAATGAGAAAGAAACAGGTTAATATAAGTGCTACATTGATATAATGTTTGCGAGTTTTTATTTTTTCAGATAAATAGACTGGTTTTGGGTTATATTCCATCCTATATTTATCTAAAGATGACGCCAAAGATAACTCTTGTTTTCCTAATAAAAAGTTGAACTTATTATGTATAAAATGCACCCATCTTACAAATGAATCTCTGTTATCTAAATAAGGTGTAACTGGATATCTATCTAACATTTCACTAAATTTATTTCCCATTTCAACAATAGGAATAAATAAAGGCATGTTTTGTATTAAATCATAATACTTTCTTTTTGTTACTGCGTTAGGAGTTATTGGATATGATTCTGCTACAGTATGTAAGAAAAACCAATAATGAGGCCCCCAAATAGACGGATTGAAAATCATATTTTAAATAAATATATAGAAACAAGCCATTATAATCAATTAGATTATTCGAATATATATAAAAATGAATGATACATATTGTAATAATTGTGGAAAGATAGGTCATGTATTTCATCAATGTAAAATGCCAATTACTAGCATAGGCGTAATTGTGTTTCGTAAATATGAGAATGAATTGCAATATTTAATGATAAGGCGAAAAGATACTTTAGGGTTTATTGATTTTATGAGAGGAAAATATTCGGTTTTTAATAAAGATTATATAATGAATATGCTAAAACAAATGACTAACCAAGAAAAGGAACAATTAAAAACGGAAACTTTTGATAAGTTATGGCTACAAATTTGGGGAAACGAAATGTTGTCAAACCAATATAGGATAGAGGAAACCTCTTCTAGAGAAAAATTTCATTTTTTAAAAAGCGGCGTTTATGTTAAGAGTGATTTTTATACGTTGGCTGACTTAATTGATGAAAGCAACAAATATGAATGTTGGGAAGAAGCAGAATGGGGATTTCCAAAAGGTCGACGTAATTATCAGGAAAAGGATTATGAGTGCGCTTTACGTGAATTTTACGAGGAAACCGGAATAAATGTAGAACATTTAAATAATATTAAAAATATTTTACCGTTCGAAGAAATATTTACTGGTTCAAATTATAAATCATATAGGCACAAGTATTTTTTGACAAATATTTCAGATAAAATCTATTTAAATATGAATAATTATGAAAAAACTGAGGTTAGTAAAATGGAATGGAAAAATTATGAAGATTGTATAGCAACAATTAGACCATACAATTTAGAAAAAAAAAGAATGATTACGAATATTAATAATACTTTGAAGAATTATCGCATTTTTTCATTTTAGAAAGGGTTTCGGAAATATGTGTGTAAAAATATATACACATATTTTAAATTGTTTCAACTAATGTCAAAAACCAAAAGAAAGAGTAAATCGCCTCCAGGAGAGAAGAAAACGAAACGGAAAAAACTTAGAGTGGTTGATAAATATATTGAACGTGTTATTGAACCAGCTAAGGAAATTATTCAAAATCTCGCAGAACGACACCCTCTTGATGTTGACGTAAATACTAAAAATCCTTTATTAGAATCTATACTTCATCCTAGTAAGCTTCCTAAAAAAATGAAAAAAAATGTTATTTTGGGTTGCACAAAAGAATACGGATTGACTGAAGCAGACATGCCAAGATTTGCAGAATTAAAGAAATTGCATCTACCTGAATTAAGAGATATTATTTCTAATTTTAAAGGCGAACGTATTGGTAAAACACATCATATTGAGGCAAGTAAAAAAGAAGAATTTATAAGATTAATCATATGTGTTGAAAATGAAATTCGTAAACAAAGAGAAATAGAGGAATTAGAAGCGAAACGTATTCAAGAGCAAGAACAAGCTACTCTATTACCGCAACAAGAACAGGAACAGGAACAGGAAGAGGAAGAGAAACAAGAACAAGAAGCATTAATCGAAAACCCTCTTCAAGAACCTACTACAGAACTTGAAATCGGAGAACCATCTAAAGATTTGGCCACAGAGATACCTCAATTAGATGAATTAAAAATCCCACAAGACGAAATACCCGTTTTAGAAGATAATCAACTTCCATCAATTGATGTTGAATTATCAGAAAATGAACAAAAGTACCAGAATGAATTGGATGTTTTACCTGATACAAATTCTGATGAATATAACCAATATTTATTCAATCGTGAAAAAATGGAGTATGAGACGAATAAAACATATGGTGATGAATATGATTTTTTATATCCGGAACTAGATGACCCCGACTTCAGTTTAAAAATAGCAAAGCGTAAAGAATTTAATGATACAAAATTTGATGGCGAAATTCGAGATATCAAAAAACATTCCAATTTATTATGCAATTCAGAATTTGAATTAATGCCACATCAGTTATTTGTTAAAAATTTTCTATCATCACAAACCCCCTACAACTCACTATTGTTATACCATTCATTAGGAACTGGAAAAACATGCAGCTCAATTGGAATTGCAGAAGAAATGCGGACATATATGAAACAGGTTGGTATTAATCAACGAATTTTGATTGTAGCTTCCCCAAATGTTCAGCAAAATTTCCGTTTGCAATTATTTGATGAACGTAAATTAGAAAATAACGATGGAATATGGTCATTAGATACTTGCGTTGGTAATTCGATATTAAAGGAAATAAACCCAACTAATCTAAAAGGTCTTAATCGCGAAACCGTTATTAAACAAATAAACGCATTAATAAACCAATCTTATGTTTTTATTGGCTATTTTGAATTAGCAAATTATATTACGCGTAAAATACTATTAGACAACGAATCCATCCATTCTGAAAAAGATAGAAAAAACCTCAAAATAAAACGCATTCGAAGTGTATTTGATAACCGCTTAATTATTATTGACGAGGTTCATAATATTCGCATGACAGATGATAATAAAAAGAATAAAAAAACGGCTGCTTTATTGATGGAAGTTGTAAAATACGCAAATAATATACGGTTATTATTATTATCAGCCACACCTATGTATAACAGTCATAAAGAGATTATTATGTTGACAAATTTATTGAATCTAGTAGATAAACGTAGTTCAATTAAAGAAGAAGATGTCTTTGATAAAACCGGCGCATTTTTGCCAGAACGTACTGGTCCAGATGGAGGCAAATTAGAAGATGGTAGAGAACTATTAAAACGTAAATTGACCGGTTATGTCTCTTATGTTCGTGGAGAAAATCCTTACACGTTCCCCTTCCGTGTTTATCCAGATACGTTTTCACCAGAACATTTGGTTGACAATAAAAATTATCCATCTTTACAAATGAATAAGCGACCAATTGAAGCACCCATTCAGCATTTGCCCATCTTTATTAGTGAAATGGGAGAATACCAACAAAGGGGGTATGATTTTATAATAAATTATTTACAAAATAAATCTTTTAATACAACTGACCTGTATGGAAGAGAACGCGATATGCCTAATTTTGAAAATATGGAATCTTTCGGATATACTCTTTTAAAACAACCATTAGAATCTTTGAATATAGTTTTTCCAAATGATGGTATTGATAATGCAAATGCTGAAAATGCCGAAGAAACTATTAAAAGTATGCTTGGTAAAGAAGGTCTTTCAAATATTATGACATTTAAAACCGTTAAATCTACTTATATGTTGCGACATGAGTTTGAATATAAACCTGACGTACTGGAAAAATATGGAAGAATCTTTACTCCAGCAGAGATATCTAAATACAGTAATAAAATTTCCAATATATGCCAAACAATTAAAAACTCTACTGGAATTATCATTGTTTATTCCCAATACATAGATGGCGGAATAGTCCCATTAGCGTTATCACTTGAGGAAATGGGCTTTTCTAGGTATGGTGCAGCCCAACATACCAAATCTTTATTTAAGACTTCGCCTAGTGAACCAATTGATTCAATTACTATGAAACCTCGTAGCGAATTTACAGGCGATGGTTTTAAACCAGCTAAATACGTTATCATTTCTGGTGACCCATCGTTTTCCCCTAATAACTTGGAGGATATCAAACAGGTTACTAATCCCGATAATAAAAATGGCGAGAAAATTAAGGTTATTTTAATAACCAAGGCGGCAGCCGAGGGTTTGGATTTTAAAAATGTACGTCAGGTGCATATACTAGAGCCATGGTATAATTTGAATCGAACCGAACAAATTATTGGTCGTGGAGTTCGAAATCTAAGTCATTGTCAATTACCATTTGAAGAACGTAATGTTGAAATTTATCTACATGCATCAAAGAGAATATCTGAGAATGTTGGTCAAATGGGTGGAGAAGGAGAAAACCCAAATGAGGGGGCGGTAAAAGAACCTGAACAAAATCAGAATGTTAGTGCGGAAAATGCAATAGACGAGAATGTAGAACAACCACAAGAGCAGATTGAAGTTTCAGACCATACCGTGGATGAAGTTCCGAGCGAGAATACAGAACAGTCACTAGAAGAAGCACCCATTGTAGAATCAGAAGAAACGGTGGAAGAAGAACCAAGTGTAGAATCAGAACAAACCGTAAAAGAAGAACCTAGTGTGGAATCAGAAGAAACGGTGGAAGATGCACCGATTGTAGAATCAGAAGAAACTGTTGAAGATGCACCGATTGTGGAATCAGAACAAACTGTTGAAGATGCACCGATTGTGGAATCAGAACAAACTGTT